GTTCGGCGGCGGCGCGTTCGGCGGCGGCGCGTTCGGCGACTCCTTCTGTGCATTCAGCGCGGCGCGGGCCGCCGTGGCTTTGTCCGTCGCGTCCTGCGCCAAGGCTTCTTGCGCGACAACCTCGGCCTCGGTGATGTCGGGGGCGACGATCGGCGTGGCGTGCGGCGCGTCGCCCTTTGCGTCGAGGCCGAGCTGGGCCAGCAGATCGATCGCGACGGCTTCGTCGGCCCACCGGCGCGCCTCGCGGTGCGTAGTGAGGACGGCGATGATGCATTGCAGGTTCGTCATGGTTTTGGTTCCTTGTGTTTCGGCGGCAGTCAGCCGCGCAGCGCGAGGCGTGCGAGTTTGACCTGGTCGGTCAGCGCCGCGATTTCCACGCCCCGCTTGTCGAGGATGCTGGCCATTTCGTTGCGATTGGCTTCCATGTAGAACAGAATCCGTTGGTGTCCGGCCAGTTCCTCGACAACGGACTTGATCAGCCGGTGCTCGTCGGTGTGGCTTGCGAACCGTTCGCCATGCATCATCACGGCCTTAACCAGATCGTCGTGCTTGCTGGTTATGCTGCCAGTCTTGCATTGAGCGGAGTCGCTGCCAGTCTGGCCTTGAGCAGAGACAACGGTATTAGCCTGACGCCCCGCATCACCTTCGTTACGATCGGTAGTGGTCCTGTGTCCTTGATCCATCGGAAGTTTCCTTTGTGCGAAGGGCGTGCGTGACACACGCACCTTGATTGTTCCTCAGCCGACCAGTTGAACGTGCTCGCGCATGTCCTCCGGAAGCAGCCCGAACCTGGCAGCGCCCTCAGTGCGGGGCGGGGCGGCTTCACCAACATATTCCACAATGACTCGAAGTGGTGTGCCGGCCGGTTTGCCGTCGTCAACGATGATCCGTTCGGTCCACCCCATGCGGGCCTGCGAGAACCACTTTGCGGCGCGAAAGTCGGCCGGCACCGCAGGTTGCGCGGGAACTTTGTCCGTTCCGCGGCGCGCCGGCCTGCCGACCGCCATTGTCACCAGCGACGCCACGACTTGGGCCTGGATTTCGGCCATGCCGGTGTCGATCTCGCGGCGGAAATGCTTGCGCAGCGTCGGCCGGCTGATGCCGAGCACGCCGGCGATGTCCTTTTGCTTGATGTCGCCGGCGACCATGACTTTGACCATCAGCCGGTCTTTGTCAGTGACGACAAACTCCGGCCGGTGCTGTGGGGCCGGCTTCGCTTTCGCCGCCTTCCGCGCCGGCGGTTTCGGTGTAGGCGGTTTCGGCCGGACTCGGGGTTTCGGCGACGGTTTACGGGTCACTTTCGGGTCACTTTCGAGTCATTACCGGTTGATCAGCCCGTGACCAGACGCGCCGAGTTCCGCGTTCGCGCTGCGCCGGCTCTGCGCTTTGCCGACCTTGGCGAGTTTCTTGCGCTCGACCTTGCGTGGAGGCGCCATCGTTCCACCTGCGCACTTTCCGATACGCGGCGGTGGCGCGGTTGCCACGCCTACGCGGCTCCGACTTTGAGAGCCGCGCGGTATGTCGCGCGGAACCAGTATGCCTTGTCGGCGCGCGGCCAGAGTTCCAGACCACCAACCAGGCGCGCGAAGTATGTCGGGCGAGCGGACGACGGTTGATCCTCGGCTGCCGTCAGCTTTGCGTGGTGACCTGGCGTCAACGCCGCGAGCAATGTGCATGGCGCCGTCGGGTTGGCGACGGGATCCACGTCGTAGATCGCCGCGCTCGCGAGGGTCGTCATATTGCCGAGTGACACGCGATAGTCGAGGCGTGCCAGTTCGACCACGACGGGCACGGCTGCGTCGGGCATCGATCAGTACTTTTGCTTCATCGCGCCCGTCGCCGGCGTCGGCGACTGCGAGCCCGCGAACCCGGCGGCGAGCTGGTCGTCCGCGTTCCCCGGTGCGCCCTCGCTCGACTTGTCCGAGTTCAGGATGTCCATCGCGATCTTCAGCGCGGCGCCGATCGAGTCGGCCGGCTGACCTTCGGGTGCGGCCATGCCGCCGCCCATTCCGCCGGCCGCGCCGCCAGCGGCTGCGTCACCCGCTGCGCCCATGGTGTCGGCATCATCGGCCGACATATCGGCGCCACCGCCGCCGCTGCCATCGTCGGGTTCGTCGCCGGCGTAGACCATATACGAGCCGTCGCCGCTCTTGCAGATCGTGACGACGACGTCGCCACCGGTGTCGGTGTCGGTGTCACCGGTACCGGGATCGGCGCCCGCGGCGCCCGCGCCACCGGCCGCCAGTGGATCAGCGCCCATGCCGCCGGTCGCGCCGGCGGCCGGTGAAGCAGCCAAAGCCGCAGGTGCTCGTGCCATGTGGATTCTCCGATTAAGGTACGCAGATGAAAGAACGAGTCACCGACCTCGAAATGCTCGATCCGATTATGCGGGGAATTATATATTTGGCTCCCCCACGATTTTCCGTTGACTTCTGACCCGACATTCCGCATATTGCGGATACCGAGGGAATGGACCCCGGCGAAACGAGGAACACGAAAATGGCCCGCTACATCCTGATCGACAACTGCTCCGGCTACATCTGGGGCGACAGCGCGGACCTCGATGGCAAGGTCTGGCACGGCGATTACACCAATGCCGATGGCGAACTGATTAACGACGACAGCCCAATTGGTTTTGCCCACGCGCTCGATAAGAGCGTGGGACAGCACTTCATCAGCACATACGAGGAGGTGTCTCGTCGTGCATTGGCTAGCGACGAATGTGGATATCACGTCTATCGGGCCGATATTAATGGCTCCGACGCAGTGGCGACGGTGCAGGACGGGCAGGATCGGGAAATGATAGAGGCGGTCGAGCGCGAATGCGAATATGTCACCACGATCCGCTGCATCGACGCCGAGGGCTAACCCGTGAGCAGCTCCATACCGGCCGCTAGCGCACTATTGGATGCACTGGCGGCGCTGAAAGTAGCTGAAAGCGCTGTCAACCAAGCGCTCGCCTTGATTGGGACGGACGAACCGTTGCCGACAGACCGTCATCGTATCGGCGAGCGGACGACAGGCACTCAAGTGCGCGCCGTTCTTGCGTCCGCGTCTGCGCCGCTTACGTTGGTCGATATCGCTGACGGAGTGATGGCGATCCGGCGCGGTGAGGATACGCCGAAAGGACGTGGCGGCACGCGCTACCAGGAGATGTGCCGGTCTTCGATCGCCAGGCTGATTGATCACGGATTGGTCAGACGCATACCGCCGCCTGACGGCAAGGGCTTCATGCGCTTTGCCCTGAAACTTTGATCATGACACCCACTTGCCGCCGTGAATGCCTTGCCACGCTAGGCTGGCCACAACGTGAGCTCGCCCGGCGACTTGGATGGGATGAGGGGACCGTCCGACGCTGGATGCGGGATGGAGGTGAAGCCCCTCCCGACATAGATGCGTGGTTGGAGCGGCGGGCGGTTGCCATGGCAGACGATCCGCCGCCGTCTCGACGTGGTTAAGCACTCCCTGGCAAGATGGTCCAGCGGCCAGCCACCGCTGGCGAAGGGTTGGCGGATTCAAGGCATCGGCTTCTTGTGCATCATGAACGAACCCGAGGTCGAAGTACTTGAGATGAACCCGTGATCGGTGGTCACCCCCACCAGGCTCGCCGTCAGGATATGTGCGCCGTTGAACGTACGCGTGTGCTTCTTCACCAGCCGCCGGAGCGTCGCGAGTTTAACCCCGGCCCGTTCCAGGTCGATTACGAGCGCCGCGACGTCCACCCGCGTCGCCTGTTCGACGACCTTCACGTCGATCCGAACCTGGGCGCCGCTGTAGACCGTCTCCGCCGTGCCGATCGGCATGGGATCGTCGGCGTAATTGGGGATCACGGCAGCGGCGACCGCCTGCTTCTTCGCCTTGTCCCGCCGCTTTTCGGCCAGGCCGAGCAGCGCCGACGCTGCCCAGTACTCCCACGCGGCCTTGTCCTGGACATCCCGAATGCGGACGCCGGTGCCGATCGTGGCGAATTCGCCGGCGACTGCGGCGGTTCGATCCAATGGGGCGGCAGCGGCGCGTGGCATGTCTCTTTATCCTGGCTCGAATGAGCGTGATGCACTGTGCATTTTGGTGTTGCGGTTGGTGTGAACCGCACCACCGTCCGCTATTGGGGCTGTCCGCGGTCGGGTCGAAACGTCCAGCCATTTCCGGCCTGGGTGTCGCTGCTACTGGACGCGTGGGAACGCAATCCGGACCTGATACCGCCGGCTTAAGGCGCGAAACTATGGTGACACTCTGGACATTCCACCGTCTTCGTGGTCGTCCGCACCGGCGGCGTCGCCGGGGGCACCGGGTCATGATCCTGGAACAGCCCGGCCAGTTCACCCGCGTCGAAGCCGGTCAGACTGAGATCAAATCCCCCATCGCGCAAATCGCCCAACTCAAGCGCGAGCAGCTCCTCATCCCACTCGCCCTCGATCGTCGATTTGTTGTCCCAGATGATGTAGGCGCGCCGCTGCGCCGGCTTCAGGTGGCCGATGTCGATCACCGGGCAAAAGATCATCTTCAACTTGATCGCGGCCAGCCGCCGCCGGTGCCCGGCCAGGATGTTGTTCCGCTTGCCGGCGACCAGGATCGGGTTGGTCCAGCCGTTGGTCTCGATCTGCACGGCCAGCGCGTCAACCGACTCGCGGGAGTGGAGGCGCGCGTTCCGTTCGTTCGGGATCAGCGAGTCGATGCGAGCGATACGATACTTCGGGAACGCCGGCACGGCAGGGTCGCGCACGCGCGCACGCTCGCGAGAGGAAAATATCGCCGGATCGGCCGCGCCCCCCCCCGCGGCCGCAGCCGCCGCCGCCCCTACGGACGTAGCGACGTTTGTCGTGACCTTGGGCTTGTTGCCACTTCCGGGCTTTCGCCCTCCGCTCTTGAAACCAGTTGCCATTTCGATTGGCCCATTTCCGAATTACGCAGTCAGATACCGCGCGCTACTGTCACCAGGCCGCGCGTGGGAATAGCGAGTCGTCGTTGTCAAACTGGCATGGCCGAGCGTCGTTTGAACGACATGAACGGGCGCGCCGCGATCGAGCGCGTGCGAGGCGTGCGAATGGCGCAGCCAATGCGGGGATATCGATTCCGGCAGCTTTGCGCGCTTCGCGGCCGCCTTGACGATGCGATGCACCTGCATCGGCCCCAATCCGCCGGCTTTTTTTCGCGAGAGAAAAACCGGGCCGTCCGGCTGGAAAACGACAGGGCGCAGGGCGATGATGTGACGCCAAAGCGCAGACGGCAGCAGGATGACTCGCGTTTTGCCACCCTTGCCGAAAATCGTGATTTGCCCCGCGTCGTCGCGCGCAACCAGATCGCGCCACCGCAGGCCACACGCCTCGGAAATCCGCAGGCCCGCGCCGTACAGCAGCCGGAGGATCACGGCGTTCCGCGGGTGACGTTCCAGCCGCAGCATATGCTGTACGTCCGCTTCGGTCAGAATCCGCTCGGCCAGCACATCCTTAATGTGTGGGGTGTCGACCACGCCGCCGACATCAAACGGGATGTAGCCGAGCCGGTGCGCCAGGTGGAGCAACGACTTCATGGATGACAGCCGGCGAGCGATCGTCGCCGGCGCCAGGTGGACAAGCGTCGCGGCGAAATCCTGCATGTCGCGAACGGTGATGGCGGCCAACAGCTTGGTGCAGGTGTTCCGGAATAGACGGACATCGCGACCGTAGCCGAGCTGGGTACCACCCGATCGGTAGCGGCCGAGCCACAGCGCGATCATGTCCTCGTCGCTGGACGCCTGCTGGACCATGGCGGCGGCGGGGATGATCGCGATCTCGGAGCCGGTGATGACGGTCATGATTCCCCGAAACTGAATGTCAGAAAATGGGACTTATCGAACGTTCAAATAGCAGGTTTTCCGCCGATCAGACAGCCTCGACCGCATCCTGATCGACGATGATGGGGCAGGGCCGGCCGAAGATAGACAACAGCACCCGTACCCGCTGGCCGTCGGACCAGTCACACGGCCCCTCGAACGAGGTCATCGGGCCGTCCATCATCCGAAGCAGCTTGCCAACCATCGAGTTCGGCGCATCGCCGGCCTCGTGAAAGCAGCCGTTGGCGTCGCACATGCCGCGGATTAGCTCGATGGCGCGCTCCGGCATGGCGGTCGGAGCGTCAGGTGCCAGGCCAAGAATAGTGTCGATGCTCGGCATGTCCCGGATCTGCTGCCAGAAGTCGCTGATGCGAAACCGCGCAAAGATATAGGTCCGAAACAACGGCCCGACACCGGCCTCCTTGGCCGGAATGCGGGCGCCCTCGGCGTTGCGCCGGGCGCGTGTGGCCGCTTCCCATATCGTCGGCGCGAACACCTCAAAGCCGGCGGCACTGATCGCATCCGCCGCGTCCGACTCACTGGCGTACCGGGTGTGCGCGCAATACCACCGGCCGGCTTCGGGTGGGGGTAGAAAGACAATACGCTTTGGTCCGGAGTTTGGGCGCGCGCCGCCGCTGTTCGGACGCGGTCCCCCGCTGTTCGGACGCGCGCCGCCAGAATTCGGACGCGCACCACCGTGCTTCATCTTGCTGCTGCTGAACAATGTGGGTTTCCGGGATTGCTGCCGCACGGCGCGCTGATTCCAGATAGATGGAAATCGGCACCGCGGCATGACCTCTAATCACAAACATGTGTGCTTATCTATTTCCCTTGTCAATGAATCTCGCATTCCCAATCGAGTGTGATCGGCAGTTTGCACCTGAAAATAGCAGACCAGATCAGGGAAAACAGCCACGGCGCGACACGCGCACGCACGACGTTTCACAAACTTTTCGGCGTTGATCGCGTCTAAATTTAATCGAGTTATTCTTCTAATTTTTCCGGACAATCTGGCGGATGAGTGCGTCACTGTTTCTGTAAAATTGACGCGCAATTCACGCGCGGAATTACCGACGCGTTCCGTTGTCAGCGACGGTGCGGGGTGACAAAAACGCGCATGAATCACGTTGAGCAGTTGGACGATCCGCACGACGATCCATTCGCCGATCGGCCGCCAGATACTGAATTCACCAACGAGGGTGCATGGATAGAAGCTGGCACGATGCGGCGAACGCAGCCGCGCGTGTTCGCCGCTCCGCCGGCGGATGCGAACCTGGCAACTGAATCGCGCTTCTTCGTCGATTGGGTGGATCAGCACCGCGAGTCCAGGTATCCGGCCGACCCGTCATTCGGACATGGCAGCGCAATCGACGTGGCGCTGGATGCGTTGCACGCGTGCCGGGTCGAACTGCCTTACCCGGCGGAACGGTGCGGCCTCTACGTGGTCACCTGCCGGGCGTGCGGTTACGCGATCTCGGTCTCGACGGCTGGGCGAGCGGATGATCCTCGGAGTGTGCGGATACCGTGCAAGCCGCACTGACGCTTAAAACAGGTCGGAGATCTCGGGGGCGAGTGCGATCTGAGCTTCGATCATGCGGAGCACCGTGGCCTGTTCATCATTCGTTAACGGGCCATTGGTTTCCGACCAGGTGGCCAGCCGTTCGATACGGTCGGTCAGTTCGTCGAGGTCGTCACTGAGCATCCAGCGGGACGCGATTTCCTGGAAGCCTGGGCGCAGGTTCATGTCGGCGCGTTCTCGCCGGCGCCGAAAAGCCGTGCCAGCTCGCGCACCTGAGCGCCGAACGCCGGATCGTCCTCCATGGCGCGCTCGATGTGCCTCACGGCATACATGACCGTGGAATGATCCCGATCGCCGAACGCTCGTCCAATCGCCGGGTAGCTCAACGGAGTATAGTTCCTCGCCAGCCACATCCCGGTGTGCCTGGCCAGCACAACCCGCGCCTGGCGTCGGTCTGAGCGGACATCGAGCGCGGTGACTCCGCACACCGAGGCGACGGTGTGAATGATGACTGCCACGCTGGGATGGTCGTGGCTCATGCGCCGGCCAGTGCGCAATCGAGGCAGCAATACACCGCCGGGCCTTTGTAGAGCTCTCCGCAGTGATCGCATGGGCGCTCGGGAAAACCGGCGTCGCAATAGGCCCTGCGAGCGGCTTCGACCGACGCCAGAATCACCGGCGATTCCAGCGCTCGACCATCGACCGTGTCGGCGCGGGCAGAATCAGGTGCGGAAAGGGGGCTGTCGCTCATGCGGTTGCCAACTGGAGAACGTTGATCGCCTTCTGGCCGGGACAGATATCCTCGATCCACACCTTCGACGACTTTGCGATCGGCTGCATACCGAACGCCTCCAGGATCATGTCCACCGCCGCCGGGTGGGGCAGCTTGCCGGGCCTATCGACGCTGATGCTGATGTGCCGGCAAATACCCGGCGGCGGCGCGTTGGGCTGCACTTCGATGCTGTAGGTCGCGACATAGCCAATTGGTATGTCCACGCTCTGCATGTTCATCGCATCGCGAAAAGCCTCTATGTCCGCGGCGGCGACGGCGAGCAGGTCGGCCGCGGTCATCGGCTCTCTGGCTTCGACCACAGCTCGGAGTTCCGCGATCAGCGCCCGTTCATCCTCGCCAATGATTAGCACTGTCATCAGCCAGCTTCTCCGACATCCACCCAGCGCACGCCGTTGGTTACTGGCATCCGCAAGGTGCCGCTCTCCAACCGCGCCAGCACGATCCGCAGCATCGGCACCAGGTCGATCGCAGCGGCATTGCTATAGAGCGCGAGCCGCGTACTGCCGGCCGCCGGGTCGAACGCGATCACCACTACCCGTTCGTTCGGCTCGACCTGGCCCAGCGTGTCGATCAGCGTCGCCGCAGCGGTCGTCAGGTGAGGGAACGTATCGCCCATTATCCGGTAACCGGTGCATCGGAAACTGCCGGCATCAACCGAAACTCGACGTCGTCGATCCCAAACGTTGGACCCAGCAACATCTTTCGCAGATAGCTGTAGCCGCCTTCACGTGCCTTATCCCGCTGGTACGCGCTTGGCAGCGCCATGATGGCCACACCCTCATCGACGCCGGCGAAAGCCATCTCGCGCAGCCACATCCGGTATGATTCTTCTCCGACCAGGGTCTTTAGTGCCGCGCGCGCGTGCTGCCACTTCCTCAGCAGATCCGGGGAGGAGGCGAGCCACCCCTCGGTCGCGACAACCCGTTCCTCTTCGGCGGCAAGCCTGGCCTCCAGCGCCTGCTGCTTGGCTACAAGCGCCGGCGAGACGGGCGCGGTGGCAGCGACACGCTTGGCGGGGATATCGCCACGCCGGCGCTCCCGGGCTTCGCGCACCGAATTGCTGAAAAAGGCCAGGCCGTTCGGCACACTTCCCATCAAGTTCGCCATCCTGATCTGGACGACGGCGCGAATCGTGTCCGGAGTCTCCCCATCGTCAAGCCATCCCTGAACTGCCCCGAGGTCCTTGGCGTGAGGTGGACGGCCCGGCGACACGATCGCCTTCAGCTCCGCAGTGAGGCTGGCGACGGCAGGACTTTCTCCGGACACATCGGCGGGACTTTCTCCGGACACTTCGGGACTTTCTCCGGACAAACCAGAGTGACTTTCTCCGGACAACGGCGCGCGGCTCTCAGTTGCTGGTACTGATGCTAAGTGATGGATATCCCTTGTACTGGCATCAGTACCAGCCGCGCGGGCGATCCGCTCGCTGTCCGGAGAAAGTCGCTCGTCGTTGTCCGGAGAAAGTCCCGAAGTGTCCGGAGAAAGTCCCCCTGATGTGTCCGGAGAAAGTCCACTTTCTCCGGACAACGAGAGGTCTCCCATGACCACGTCATACATCGACGGATTTTGCGCGGGCCGCGTTCTTTTCGTCCGACGCGCGGCGGCCGTCTGGTCCCGGAAGCCCCACCGGTGCGGCATCGCGACGCCCCCGGCCGCCAGGTCCACCAGCATGGAGTGGCGGAACAGCTTATCGAGCTGGGCGCCTTCAATACCCTCGAACACCGACAGAAACTCATCTCGCGAGTGATATACGTCACCAGGTTGGCCGAACGTTAGGTTGACGCCATCGTCGGCGAGAGTGCGGATCTCGATCAGCGCCTCGACCCAAAATTCCCGGGTCTCCGCATCCAACAGCCCCTTGAACGCCCGCACGTTGCGGATCGCGGCGAAGGCGCGGCGCAGCATGTTGCCCTCGGACATGCGCTTGGGCGGCGCTGGCTCCCGATCAGGCGCGGCTTCGGGTTGCGCCTCGACCGCAGCAAGCGGGCGAACCAGCTTCATCATCCGGTACACTTCGGACCTCATCATGCCGGCCCGCAAGGCGATCGTGCTGACGGACACCCCATGATCGGCGAGCGTTATGTACAGCCGACCGCGTGCGAGTGTTTCAGGGTCGGCGCCCGCCGGGCGTCCCGTGCGTCCTGTTGCATTGCTGGACATCAATTCGCTCCCGTGACGGGCGCCTGCGTGCCCGCGAACGCAGTCTCCCGGCTTGCATCGCCGCAGCCGCGGTAGCATCGAGCGTGTCTGAGCGCCCGAATCATGCGCCCACCCCGGCGCGAAACGATTTAACAAAGTTTGCGTTTCGGAGGGCTGGACAGGGCCAGATCGAATTGGCATATACGTTCACGTAGTTGGTTCTCCCCGCCCTCGGTTGACTTCTGATCAACCGGGGGTTCACTTTGATTTAGGTAGAGGACAGCTCATTCACCTCGTTAGATCGTGACGGAAGACAGATCACGCTAGAAACCGGACACTCGTTTCTACGCACCGATCGATCCGTCGCCAGCACGCTGCTTTCGCCGTTTGTGTAGGTCTGGACTCGACGTTTTTGCCATAGCGATATGATCCTCATGGTGGTGGTCCGCGCGCCAGAGCGCCCACAGGCGCGCCGCCCCGGCGTAGACGTTCGGCGACTGCCCGCGCTGCTGCGGGGTTGTTCAACGTCAAGGTGGATGCCCGCGCCGGTGGCTTCGGAGGTGCCTGACGCTCGGCCTTCGGCGCCTTACACGGCAGCGCTGCGGCTTTCGGTGGCTGTGGCGTCCAGTCGGGTCGTTCGACCCCGAGCAGCCGATGCCAGTTGCCGCGCACGATCAGGACCAAACCGTTCGGCAGCGTCACGCGGTAATGGTATCGACCCATGCGTTCGGCAGTGTGGTATTGGATCTGCACCCTGATAAGGCTGTATTCCCCATGGGCGGCGGGGCGGCCGACCAGGTGATAGAATTGCCGATGGAACGACCAGGACTCGCTGCCGAGTTGCCAGCCATCGGGGATAGCGGCCACGCCGGGCGGCAGGCATGCGCTGCACAGGTCCGCCTCAATCCAGTGACACGGGACGCCGGTGCGCTCGATGCAGCTCGAGCAATCGTCGTCCGTGCATCCACATACGCGGCATGATCGCGGGGTCACGGAAGCACCAACGGACAGTCAGCAGTTTGCAGCAGGCGCCACCGTCGGCGCGCGAGCGGACTGTGAACGCGGATTCTCACGATGAGATCCGCGAGTCCGATCATCTCAAGCGGCTTTGGATGTCTGGTCGGTATCGGACTCTTGGGTCTCTGGCAAAAAGTCGATCGGCTGCACAGAGCCATTCGTTGCCCGTTGGACCGCAAGCATTTTGACGAGGCCCGGCTTTCGGCGGCCATTTGTCCAACCATGCACCGTCGTTATCTTCTCCCCGAGCGAACGGGCGAAGGCGGTCAGGCTTAATCCTTGCTGGTCCAGGTATGTGCCGAGCTTCATGGCCGTCATTACGCAATGAGCGTACGGTTGAGTCAAGAGCAACCACAGCGGCTCTCCGGAAAATTCGCGGGTTGCATATATTTTGTTGACAGATAATCCGCAAGTTGCGAATAATCCCCCATCGAGGCGCTCCGGCCTTGATGAGCGAGGACCGTTTGATGCTGATAACCCGCATACTTCCGACTGTCGCCGAACTGGTCGCCCTGGCCATCGTCAAAACACCGTTTGTCGCCGAATCCATCGGCCCCGATTCGCACGACTTGCGGATCAGCGCCGAACTCTGCGCCGAACTCGCCGCGGAATTTTGGGAGAATGAGCGCGGCGCCGTCGCCGGCGTGACCATCTCGCCGGATCTGACCGCCGAGACCGCCGTGGCGCTCGAAGCGCACGGCCGGACGATGCGCGATGCGAGCGACAATGCGCTCTATCAGGCTCACGCGAAACTGGGGCGCGCGATCGCACTGCTTGCCACCGCACAACGCAGCGTCGCAGGCACCCTCCCGCTCGCTGCCGCCGAAGTGCTGATGGACGGTATCGAGGACGATTTCGCCAACATCCGCGTCGCACTGACCCGCGCGGCCGAAGTGACCGGGAACGCGATCGACAGCATCGAGTGGGCCGCTTCGGCGCGGCGGCTAGAGGCCGCGTGATGGCCGTCGAACCACTCCCGGCCGGCGTCCGCGTGCATCTTCTGGCGATCCTGGCTCTCGGCTACCCGGCGGGCGCCCGGCAGACCCAGCTCGGCAACGCGCCGGACGCCGTGATCGCCTGGCAGGCACAGAGCATGCTCGACGATTACGCCGCCTATGCCAACGACAACACCGACCCCAGCCCGGACCCCAGCGACCGCTGGATGTCCATTCAAACAGGAGTTGCAGCGTAATGGCCATTATTCATGACGTGATTCAAGGCTCGCCGGAATGGCTGGCCTTGCGCCTCGGGATCCCCACAGCGAGCGCATTCCACAAGGTCATCACTGCCGTCAAAGGCGACCTGTCCAAGTCCGCTCGCAAATATGCACAGGCCCTCGTCGCCGAGACACTGTTGGGTCATTCACTGGAAAGCCAGCCCAGCACCTGGGCGATGCAGCGCGGCAAGGACTTGGAGCCGTTGGCGCGGGCGGCATACGCCCGCGAGAACAACGTCGAAGTCCGCCAGGTCGGGTTCGTCACCACCAACGACGGGCATGTCGGCGCCTCGCCAGACGGTTTGATCGTCGGCGCGCGGCGTGGCGTCGAAATTAAATGCCTTCTCGACGATTCTCATTTCGCCGCCTTCATTGACGGTCCCGGTGACGACTTCAAACAGCAGGTGCAAGGCAATCTCGGGGTGTGCGAGTTGGCCGAATGGGATCTCTACCTCTGGCATCCGAACCCGAATCTGAAGCCGATCACGATCCGCACCCTTCGCGATGAGCCATACATCACCAAGATGGGCGTCGCCCTCGCCGAATTCCTGGTGATGCGCAACGAGATGCTGGCGACCGCGAAAGCGGCGGGCTGGGGAGCGGTGCCCGGCTACACGCCGCCAGCGACGTTCGGCGCGATGAGGATCGCCGCGTAACGACTTCAACATCACACACAAGGGACCACGACAATGTCACTCGGACTTTCAATCTACCACGCCAGCGGCGATTTTCAGCCTCGCATCGAGTTTAACGCGAAAAGCGGGCGCATGTGCCGGGTAGACCGCACAGCAGACGGCACCGACACCATCAAGGTTGACGTGACCATGCAGCAACCGGCGTACGCATGGGATATCGGATCGATCGAGATCGGCTGGGCGAACTTCCAGGCCGCTACGGTCCCAAGCATGGTCATGGTGCCGTACGGCCAGTCGATGCCCGAGCGTCCGAACCGCGAGCATAAGGCGGGTTTCAAGTCCAAACTGTGGGACGGCCGCGAGGCGACCGCGCGGCAGTTTTGCGCCACCGCCGGCGTAACGGTCATCGCGATCGAAGCACTATGGGATCAGCTTGCCGCCGCGCCCGAAGCGGCGGCCGGCAAGGTGCCTGTCCTCCGCCTTGTGGATGTCAGCCCGATCACGACCGGCCGCGGCACGAACTACGCGCCTGTGTTCACCGTGCTCCAGTGGATCGCTCGCGACGAAACCGTGTTCGGCCCACGCACGGTCGCAGCACCGGGCCAGCCGCCCATCGTGTTGACGCTGGTCCAGACGACGCCCGCAGCACCGGCCGCACTACCGCCAGCAGCTTGGGAGACGGCCGCACCCGCGATCGTCGATCGCATCGCCCAATGGCCGGTCGCCGCTTAAACCCGCCTAACCCCGCTTAACCCACATCACCCGGAGTAACCCCGATGACCGACCCCACCACCACCACCAGCCCACTCGACGCTGCAATCGCCGTCATCATGGATCGCGCCCGCGAACTCGAAACCGAGATCGTGGGACACCAGCGCTGCATCGAAGTCGCGACCGCCAGCCGGAACGAGCTACTCGACCTGATCGCCACGCTCGGCCGCAAGCCGCGCGCTCGGAAACCCCGTATGGTCACCGAGAACGGCAACCAGACGGAGGAACCCACGCGCTCGGTAGGCGCTGGCCGGGCGCCGGAAAGCTCGACGGTGGACGCTGCCCCGGCGCTGAGTGTCTTCGGCGCGCTGCCCCCTCATGCGGCCAACGACGCGGCAGCGTAATCCAGACCAAAAGCTACCACGACGAGGAGCGGCGCCCTGACGGGCGCCGTTTCGCGTTCGGGCCTGGACAGATCGCTACAACGCTGCGCTAAATCCGCTAGAAGCGAAAATCGAGTGATGAACACCGATATGAACGACGAACCAAAGCGCACGGCCGGACGATGCGCGATGCGAGTCCAGGGGTCGCTGTTCGGAGCCGTGTCGCTGATCCGCGAATGGGGCCGGATCGGATCGCCCGGGCGCGTCAGGGAGGACGCGCGCGCCACCATTGGAGATCTCGTCGCAGCAGCCGAGCGGATCGGCGCGGCCAAGCAACGGAAGGGATACCGGTGATGCTGCCTTACGAAAATGCGACTTCCGGCAAAGCTGCGATCGACGGGATGCAGAAAATCCTGGAGCATTGGTTGGAACGAAAGGGGATTGCGGCAATGACCGAGGCGCACCGGGTCTGGATCGCCCAATGCCTGTGTCCGCAACGGCACGCCATCCTGGCCGCGGCAGCCGTGGCCGAAGATGAGGCCGACGCCCAGGAAACCATTGTTAAGCCGCTTCGAACGCAGATCACTGACCTGGTGCGAATTGGCGCGCTGAATCCGTGGTGTGGTCTATGCCACGCGCCAATTGATGATTGGCGCTATGAAGTCGGCCGTACGCCGTTCCGTTCGATGGAGGAAGGCACCTCGTCACTCAGGCAGAGCGAACGCGAGCAGGCCGCGACAAGGCAGGCGTTCGGAGATGGTTGATCAAGAACTCCCACCGTGTCACCGGCATCCCGACAAGCGATGCCCCGGCGAGTGCCAGTATATCCTGGCGCGTCACGAGTGCTGGGTAGAACTGTCGCCCGAACGTACGCCCGATGGCAGCGATTATCCGAGCGGAAGGGTGCCGTCATGACGGAGATCCTTCTCGCCATCACCATTTGGCAGCCGTGGGCATCTTTGATCGCCGCTGGCGCCAAGCCTTACGAGTGGCGCGGCTGGGAAGTGCCGAAGGGCATGGTGGGGTCGAGGATCGCCATTCATGCAGGTTCGCGGATGGTAAGGCGTCGGGAGATCAGCGAACTGCTGATCGACCTTAGACAAGACGAAGCAGCTACCAGCCTCGTCCGCGATATTGCGCTTCCGTTGCTCATGCGCTGGCACACGTCGCCGTCGATGCTTCCGCTGTCCTCGGTATTATGCACTGCCCAACTAGGTCCACCGGTCCTTGCGCGGGATTATGCAGAGAAATGTGGCATCGATAGCGACCGGATCGACCATTCGAAGTGGGGTTGGCCATTGACGGCGATCGAGGTGCTGGAACCTTTTGTGCCGGCATCCGGCCACCAAGGCTTCTGGAGGTGGAGTCGCCCCGATGCCTGATCCCGTCACCTGCCCGCTCTGCGGTGCGGTCACAAGCCGCCCGAACGACGGGCCCGTCGATTGGACCCTGGTGAAGTGGCGCACAGCTTTCCGTGCCGCCGTGGCCGCGAACGACACTAGAATCCAAGCGCTGCTGCTGGAGTTGTGCGCCGAATCCAAAGTGAGGGAGGGCTGATGTGCGGTCCCTTCACCTGCCCGATCTGCGGCGCCGTCAGCCATAACCGCAACGACGCCGTCCATCGCTACTGCGGGCGGTGCCACGTGTTCGTGGATGACGAGATCAATCGGCGCCCGCCGGAGGAAGCCCGCATGCAGATCACCATAAAGCCTACGGAAAAATTCTTCTTGCTCGGTGACGTCATGGTGCGCGCCTGGACCGGCACGACCGACGCCGGCGAGGCCGTTGTCGCCTTGGTCAGCGCGGTCCAAATCGCCACCGACGTTGACATCCCTGGATTGGTGTCGATCCCGCCGCCCGACCGGAAGCAGGCGGAAGAATGGGCGGCGAAGATCCAGCGCGGCGAGATTGATTTCAGCTAGGCGCGTCGTGCATAAAAAATGCATAAAATGCATAAAATGCATAATCAGGAGGCCGTGTGCCACGCATCAGCGCCGCTCAATACCTGGCAGAAGTGCGCTGCATCGCTGCTCGGGAAAACGTCCTGATCCCCGACGGCGAACCCGAGGTTCGATTGTTGATTGCACACTATCGGAATGACCGGGCGCCCGAATTCTGCGCCCAATCGATCCTGGGATACCGCAGCGCTGCAAATCTGACGCACTATCCTTTGGAAGACGCAACCGCGAGCAGCCCCGGCTTCTCCCTGCGCGCGCGCACCCGGGCCGCCGGCAGCCCCTCTCGCAGCAACCGGTTGGCCCGCTGACGCAGCACCGGGGGCACATCCTGAGCGCCAGCCAGCGCCACGGCGGCCGCGATCGTGCGCTCGATGATGGCCAGCCAGTCAGGGGCGGACTGCTGACGATGCGGGGTGATATCGACCGGCGACCCGGCGTCGGTCCATTCCCGCACCCGCCGCTCAAGCCACTGGCCGACGGTCAGGTTCTCGCGCTGTGCCGCACGAATGACCGCCTGGCGCGTTTCCGTCGGAATCGACTTCAGCGTCCACGGCCCAACTGTGTCTATCGGTTCGTTTTGATTGCCTGACATTGTGTTGGTCATCCTCGGTTGGAAACACGGTCTGACTGCCCGTTGGATCGTCCAATAGGCCGGTATGACCCGGTTTCTGACTTAGTATGACCGAACTGATTAAGGCAATCCCTTATTGCGCGCGAGCGCCTGGCGGTCTGCGGCGCGCCGCCTCGGCCTCAATCCGCCGGAAAACGACCGCCACGAACAACGCGTCCGCGTCGGTCATGTGTTCAAGCCGAATCCGCCGCGTGTTGGTATCCACCCATTGCGTTCCAGGGAGCGTGTGCCGGCAAAACACAGCGATGTACTCGCGGGCCTTTGCGACGGCGTCGGCATCAGACATGCAGTTAAATCCTCGAATATGCGGATATGCGAATAGATACGCCGGGCGCGAGGCACAAAAAAGCCGGCACCCCGTTTCGAGGGCGCCGGCTTTTTTTCAGTGTCTCTCGGGCGCGCGACGTTACTCTGTTGAGGCACCGGTCGCAAGCTGAGTCGCCAGCAGCGAAAGCGGCGCTTGGGGATCGATCGACCTCATATGCGACAACTGTCAAAATTCGACGACGATCGTGGAAGCCTGACCCAACAAACAGAAAGGCCCGAGGACAGCTCCCCGGACCTGGAAGTGACGGATGTTGAGGATGGGAACTGTTTCCGTTTTGGAAATAGTCCGATTAGGCCGCGATCGGCGCCTGCATTCCGGTCAACACGCCAGTCATCCGGTGCTTGTCGGCGATGCTGAATGAGTTCGGTACCTGTAGGCGCAGCAGGGGCGACCACTGCCGCCACGTCGGGCCGTTGACCGGAACGTTCGTCACGATATCAGACCCCTCCTCGTTGTAGGTCTGCGTCGCGATGATGTTCTCGCCGGCGAGATAGTTGATCAGGCCCGGACCGCCCGCCAGCGGGGGCTCCATGTGCAAGCCGAGCAGGGGGGGGATTCCGAGCGACTTCATGGCCGCGTGCATGACGAAGCCGACACGGGCACCGAGGCTGTGATCCACCAGGCGACACGGGCGCCCGTTGAGTAGCGCCATCATGACCGGCAGACACGAGCGCACGTCTCGCAAGGTAGGCGCGTGAACCGGTCCGATCTCCGGGGCATAGCTGTCCGGCACTTCCATCGGGTTAAAGTCCTGCACCCAACCGGCAAAATTGACCGTCCCAGGGGCGAAGAACGTGTCCGTCTCATCAACGAGCTTGTGGTACATTCTGCACGCTTTGTCGGGACTCTGCCAGATCATTACGCAGTCAGGACCGGCCGCTGGCAGATCGTAGTAGATGTCGTTCAGCAGCCCGGCGAGGGTGAGGGTGAGGGGATCGATGGTCATGCAAACCTCTGTAGCAGAAACATGATTAGTTCCCACAGACTGATAACGCAGCCGATCACTCCGTAGATCCGCGACGGCCCGAGCCGCTGTTTCCAATCGTAGATCGGAGCAAACAGCAGGGCACCCACAATGATGTGGGACAACGCCTCGTATGTTCCCTCCAACGACGGCACCGTTGCCAGCCGAGGGACGATAAGCAGGCGGCCGATGAAAACCATCGCCGCTATCGCGTAGAGGACGAATGCTTGCACGTCACAGGCCAGCCAGCGGGAGAATGACCGGACTGGTGACCATCGCGCCCACCACACCGCCCGCCGCGATCACACCAGCGGCTCCGAGCACTTGATTGGCCTTGGCGACACAGCCTGTTGCCAGCGTGTCCTGTGCCTGATTGGCTTGCGGCGAGCCGGGCTGGAACAGGGACGCCATCTCGGCCAACGTTAGCACCCCAGCGCCCGGTCCATTTGCCGCGGCGTTGACAGCCTGGATTTGGGTCAGCACGACAACCCCGGCTTGTGCGCACTGCAAGCCCGCCTGATCCTCGATGCCGCCGGGCAGGCCAGTGTTTGGCACCGACGCGACGGCTTCGACGGATTTTAGGTCGCCTGTTCCAGCATTGCCGATCTTGGTCAGTTCCACGATCAGCGGGTTCGCGATCGAAGTGGTAGCGGGCTGCGACATCGCGGGCGTTTGCCCGGTCGTGGTCTGAGCGACGCAGCCTGTGAGCATGATGACGGCGGCGACGGAGGCGATCAGGAGATTCATGGCGGTGTTCCGTTCTTCGGGTGGTGGTGGGTCGCCCTACGCGGCGGCGGAAGGCGCGGTTTGCGACAGGCCGGCGGCCAGTGTCTTCGCGGCCGTCATCACCGCGACGAACACGTCCTCGACCTCTACGACCGGGACGCCGTGCGCCTCTGCCGCGGTAACGCCAGCGGTCCACGCCTCGGCGAACAGTGGCGAACTCTTCTCCAAGGTTTGCAGGCTTTCGCCACACATCGCGACCTTGCCCACGAGCCACGCGGCGGCGTGTTCGACGGCATCCAGGGACTCATGGCCGACCGTTTCGAGCTTCTGGATGATGGTCGGTTGGATATCCGTACTCATGTTGGTTCATCTCCAAGTTGTCGTAATTCAGCTTCATTGAGGTCGTCGGCCGTTGGCGCTGGTGGCGTCGGCGTAGGAATCACCGGCGATTCGGAATCGGCGTTGGTGACGCACCATTGCGCGCCTGAAAGCCCGGTCAGGTACAGCGCCCGCTCGCGCTTCCGGCGATTGAGCAGTCCTCTTATCACCTTGTCGCCGGCTTCGTCGTATTCAAGAAAATCATCGGCTACGGTCAAATAGTGACCGAGATTTTGCTCGGTCAGCAAAGGCGACCGCTCAAAATTACCATCGCCGATATTGTAGCACAGCGAGATCAGTGCCGCTAATTGCTGATCGGTAAGCGGCACGGTGACCTTTGCCGCTACGAAATGCGCTGCCGCCGTCATGTCGATCATCGCCCAGCGATCGGCCCGTTCCATGGTGCAGACCGTTCCAGGAGTGACCGGCTCGCCGTTGATCCGCGTGGTACCGTGGCCGATGGTCCACACCGGCGGGTTGGCGACGCTGTCGAGATACGCCGTCGCGGAAAAGCCCTCTGAAGAATCGCTTATTTGGACAGCGAGTGTCAGGGCGTTGATCATACTCATTGTGTGGTCACCTCTCCGGGCTGTTCATCCAGCACCTCGGCTAGATTGTAGACAGCATCGCGCGCCGCCTTGATCGCCGATCGCGCCGGAAGGTGTTTCCGATTCTGCATTACGAGAAGTTTGCGGCGGGCGCTGTCGTCAGCGTTTATCACTGCCTGGATGTAAACAGGCGTGGCGGCTTGGGCCGTTACGGCCCTAACCATCATCGGTTCGATGGCATGATACAGCGCGGCAATGGTTTCCGCATCTGCCAGCTCGGGCGCAATCTCGGTCGGCGGGATCCGTAGCAGTGGCTCCCCTGTCGTGATTTGGAGCGACCTGGGCGCAATCGGACCGGCTGCGCACGCGCTGATCAGCAGAATCGCCAGCAAAACCGTTTTCATGGCTAAGGCTCCTTTGGGTCGGGCGCAACAGACCTACCGGCGAAAAATTTGAGCTGCATCGTCAGTACGGCAATCTGCTCGTGAAGCTGGGCATAGTCGCGCAACTCATCGCGCTGACTGTTTATAAGGTTAGCCGCGCCCTCGTCTAGTCGATGATCGACACTGATCATGCTCTCGCTGCTAATCTTATGGTCATTTGTCAGACCGACTAGCGAGGTTTCGATCACTGCCATGCGATTGTTTGTGTTTGCGAACGTCAGTGTCGCTGTGATCAATAGACCGATCATGACCGATAGAGTGCTCGTGATGAATATTGTCAGCGCGAGATAGTCGCGGACCCATTGTAAGGCCGACCGATTGTTCGGCTGTTCTCTTTTAGTCTCTCGGAAACCGGGCGGAGACGGCATCGTGGTCTCCTTTCACCGAGCCAGGAAGATTTCGGGATTCAAGATAAATGGCGCAAAGAGCGGATTGTGGATGAACCAGAAAAGGACTGAGCCGCCCTGTTGCTCGGCGCCCCGATTACTGAGCGAACCCCTTGATGGTATCGGCGATCTGCTTGGACACGATCGTGTTGCCGACAATCCCGACATGACCCGCGCTGTCCAGCAGTTCATACCAGGGGCCAGTCCACTGGAGTGCAGACGAGCCGTTCAGGACCGGGAATGTCAATGGATTGACGATGTAACAAGTCGCCGTGCAAATGCTTGGCGTCAACAGGCTGCCGAACATCCGCATTTGACCAGCCATCAGGTTGCCGACGCCAGGCGAAGCACCCCCGATCGTCCCGAACACACCCGCAGCGGCCGGAGCAGCTACCGTGAAGTGCTGACTATCGGTAAAAGACGTAACCGTGAATGAGGCGTTGATCGCCCCCGTGCCACCGGTTCCGCTGTTCGTCGCGCTGACAATCGCCACAACGTTGCCGACCGCGTAGACCGATGATGCAGCACTGAGAACGATGGCGATCTGTCCGCCGTTGGTTGCCGACCACGCCGCACTACCGATAATCACCGTGCTTGGGAATGCGCCGACGAAATAGCCCGCGTTTTTCGTTGGCTCCGGCGATGCCATCAGCACCTCGCCGGTTGTCGATCCCGGCGCGCGGAAGCTGCCGAGTGTATTTGCCAAATATTGGTAGCTGGCCAGCAGTGCTGTCGGCGTCCCCACGGAAACCAGCGCCTCGCTGCTGACGCCGCCGCCAGAGTAGTTGGTCATATACGTGCCGTCACCACCACCGCCAGTGCAGGGCACGCCATTACAAGCAAGGATGTCCTGGATCGTCCCCGTGACGGTCGTATTGACCCCGGAGCCAGTGAGAACCATCGTCTTGGTGATGTTCATCCCCGTGACGGTGCCGGAAATCGTCAGGACGCCCGTGTTCGACAGCGCGCCATTATAACTGCCCGTCCCGAAGTCATTGTACGTCCCGGCCGCCAGCACAATATTATTGCCGGTGTAGGCGCCTCCAAGGTGCGTGGACCACGCAGCCGCACTTCCCCAATAGAGCGCGGAGCTGGCCGGGTTTCCGTTAATTCCCTTGAAGGTGATCCCGCTCGCGAAGGCCGTCGCGTTGGCGAGCATCTCTGTCCCCGGCGCACCGGGATTGAAGACCACCACATCAGACCGGCCAAGGAAACCGGGGATCATGGAAGACATGCTTTGTCCGATGCCAAATGCCGACTGGTAACCGGACGTGTTCGATGCCCCTTCAACAATAATGTGCATCGAAATTTGCGGGGTGTCCCCAAGCCAGTAGTCGAGAGACTCTCTCAACCGCTGTTGTTTGACCGCGGTGATCGGGTGCTTGTCGAACAGCACCGCGTCGATGGTCACGTTGCCAGTCAAGCTGGCACCCGGACCTTTCCCGAGGATGCCGCCCGCATAAGTGCCCCCGACGCCCGTGGTCAATGACGTGGAATGCGACATCGTGACACTGCCGAGGCCGTTGGTCACCGTCGCAAAAGTCCAGCCCGTTGCCGCCGCCACTCCAGCCGGGATGTAGCAGTTCATCTCGGGGCCGTAGTAATTTATCGCTGCGGGTGCGCAGACGATGCCCGCTGCCGCAAACTGCGGATTGGTGTTGACCGCACCTAGCAGGCCGCCGATCAGGTTGTTTGCAGGGTATGGCGCCGCGGCATCCGCTGTCGTTTCGGCGTAAGAGGCAAGTATCTGGTTGCCAGACCCGACCCCTGTGTTGCCGCCATAGACACTGATGCCAGCAGTCGTTCCAGCAATGGGCGTGCCGGAAATACCCACGATGTAAGGCGCTGTGTTGGCCGGCGAGAAAGTCGTGTCCTGCAACGCCGCCCCGCCGGTGACCGACACACCGAACACCGCCGGGGTTTCGGGCAGTGGGGTGTTGAAATAGGTGTTGACGTTCGCCGTGTCCGCCGTGTTCCCCATGAACAGGGCCGCGTTGTTGAACTCGTTGGCGATGCCGAAGTATTGTCCACCGGCACTCGGCCCGAGATATCCAAACCCGGACGGCACCGCTCCGGCAGTTCCAGCGAACACCATCGTCGCATTTGCCCCGCCGATCGTCACGGCCGACGGGATCGTCATAAAGGTGCCGGATGCCGGGACGCCCAATCCGCCGTTGCCGGAGAACAGTATCGGGGGGGCCGCAAACGGGCCGGTCCCATTGAATTTTCCCGAAAACAACATCGGCGGCGTCGCGACCGAAGCCGTTATATCCGTCGTGCCCGTTGGGTATGAGGCGTTATAGTCTGTCGTGCCGCCCGTGTCGTAGAGAGTGGTCACCAGCGGCACAGGCCCGCTCTGCCACGTCTGATACTCCGGCTGCGGTGTGGTGCCGGTCGCGAACGCGAAAGCCTGCTGGTAATCATAGCCATTGGTGTTGGCGAGGAACGGCACATTCAACGTGCCAGCGGTGACGCTATTCGTCACCTGCATGAGCGCCCCGGCATTTTTCCCCGCCGTCGTGTAGCAGGTCGATCCGCGAATCCGCCCATAAAATTCGGGGATGTCGAGGGTCAGGTTGAACGTCGTGGTCGAGAGAACGCCCGAACCGCTAGTCGCCGTCGCCTTGACCGGGTTCGCCGTGGCGCACGCATACATCCTGGGCGTCGTAACAGCGACCGCCGTAGCAACGCCGGCAGCCGCCGTGACAGTGCCAACAAGGTTGCCTGGGAACGTCACCGTATCGCCGGTCGTCCAGCCCGTGCCGCCAACCTGCACCGCGATGGCCGTCGCATACAGCCCTTCGACATCGACCGGCAGCGGCGGGGCCAGTTCAGGTTGCCATGCGGCTTGGCCCGCTCCAGTGCTAATGGCCTTCCAGATTTGCCCTGTGGTCGGGATGATCCAGTCAGAACCGGGGAAATGCTGGACCGAAACGTCGTCAGTCGGCCCAGGGGCGCGACGGTCGGCGAATGTCGTGGTGATTGGCGCCGGGGCACCGGCCGGGATGGGCTGTGCCCAAGCCGATCCCGCTACCAGCAGCCAACCCAGCGGCAGCGCAAAACGCTTCATCGGGCTTACCATTGGACTTGCAATACGTCTGAGGCGCTGCACGCGACCACCGAGGGATTGAGCGGAGACAGGCCGCCGAGTTCCAGGGTGTATCCGCCCTTTCCCGCCGGCAGCGTGACCCCGTTCGTCACCGCTATGCCGTTCTCCGGGCACGTACAGGCAGCACCGGGACTCGATGCGTTCGCACAAATTGCAGCGTCGGTAGTGCCCAGGTTGATCACCGTGACGGATGTCAATGCCACCGGAAATGCCGCCGCCGACGAATTCACGGTCAGGGTGTTGAGCAACGCGCTCGTGGTGGTGGCCAGGATCGACCCGTTGCCGCTGAACGGTGATCCTGTCGGGCAAGGATGTTGTGGCGAGACCGGCCAATCCGCCGAGTTGGCATCTTGGCACGCGATCACGGTGGACGCGCGGGAGGGCGCAGTCAGCGCCACAAGCACGAGGGACGACAGTACAAGCGCCAGGCACGTCGGAAAGACGCGGGTCATCGGATTTCCTTTGGGTTGGAGAAAGTGGCCGTCGATGACGGTCGCGCGGCGAAGCCTATTGTGGGCGCGTGCCGAAAACGTTCTCTGCGGCTTTGTTCCGCATGGCGTTGTATTTCATGATCTCAAGGCGCTTTTGTTCCGCGCCCAGGGTCGGGCTTTCACCGACGCGTTTGATCTGCCGGTTCGCCATCTGCTCGACTTCGGTCACTTTATCGACCAGTTCGTGCTTGGCGATCTGATCCTTGTTCGCCGCCGAGAATGCGCGGGCGTCGTCAACCCGTCCGCGTGCGATGAGGTCGAGATAGGTGGCGTAGGTCCGGCTGATCCCCTCGGCCTGCTGATAAAGCATGTCGATGTAGCGGCTCTGCGGGGTGGTTGATGTCGAAATCATGCCCCCCGTCGCTTGGTTCCACAGATCGGTGTTCGGCCGCACCGGCTCGACTGGCGCCACGCCGCGGAACGCCGCCTGTGCCTGATCGGCGCCGCGCACCGTCAGGTCGGCGAGATTGACGACGTGGGATCCCAACCAGCCGAAATAGCCGTTCACCAGGTAGTCGAGTTGGATCGGCGCCAGGAACTGTGCCTGCGGTCCACCGATTGCCCGCGCCGCCGCATTGCCCGCCGAACTGGCCGCCCGAGCGAACAGGGTCGTGGACGGCGTGTACCGTTCTTCCGAGCGCAGCCGGTCCATGCCTTTGCCGATAATCGGCGCGCCGGTACCGGACTCGTTTTCCAAAAGGTCCAGCACCGGGCGCACGATCTGCGGCACCGGGCTTAGCGACATATTGGTCCCGAGGATCTGCAGTACGGAGTTGGCGAACCGGCGCGGAGTCATCTCGTTGCGGCCAAAAATGGCCTCGACCCCGTTGGCCGCGATCCGCGACATCGCCGCGATTTCAAAGCCCATCGGGATGCGGAACTGAGTGTTGCCGAACTTGAACCAGAAATTTGCGTCCCGGTCGTACTCCGTGCGCTTTTTGTAGTCTTCGTCGTTGGCGTAGATCGCGTCGAGAGCCAGCGTCAGCAGCGACGTAGCGCCGAGCACGATGGCAACCCGCTTGGTGGCGGACGCTGCAACCCTGGCCCCGACCGCGACGGCGATGTTGCGATCCTGGTTCGCAGCCGCCCGCCCGACCTTGTACAGCCCCTGTGCCCATGCGTTCATAAACGGCACCGTCTGGGTAAGCACCCGCGCGATTGCGCCGGCACCCTTGAGGGTGAAGTCCTCCAGGTCGCGGGCGGCAAAAGCGGCTTGGTCGTGCGGGACACCATCGGCGATCAGCTTGTGATAGAGCGCGAACCGCTGGACATCCTCGCTCTGCGCACTGACTTCCTTGTATGCGCGGGCGATCTGGGAAACCCGATGCCAGAACGCGTTGATCGTGTCTGGCCGGTCCAGCATCGTGTCGAGATCGGTTCTCCGGCCGCCGGTGTCATGGCCCGATCCCAGCCGCATCGTGCCACCGCCGGCGATGGCGTCCGCCGCCTCGTTGCCCAGATTCAGCCTGTGTAGCTGCTGCCCGGCTATAGCCCGCGCCACGTTCTTCAACGCTCCGGGGAGGTCGCCCATGCCATAGCCGCTTATGACGTTTTTTGCGACGTTGTAGGACAGCGGCGCCGTGGCGATGGCCTGCTCGGCGTCGCGGATGCTGACCCGCAGCATGAAGCGGGGATCAGCAGTGACGCCTTGCGTCAGGATGGTTTTGAACTTGGTCGCCGAATCCATGACGGGGTTGCGAAATCCGGAAAAATCCAGTGCCGAGATCGCTGTGAACAGCAGCGGGTCGTGGACCTCGAAGAACTGCTTCTGGCCAGTGTTCATCACCCAAACGGTCGCTCGCTTTTCCGCCTTGGACTGGTAGGCGATGTCCCGCGCCGACAGCTCGCGCACGGCGCCGTTGGTGACGCCGGTGTCGAGGACGCCGGCGGATGCACGGTTGCGGAGCGACGCGTCGATCATGTGCGACCAGTTCTTGATCGCGTTGTCCCAGAGGTCGTTGTTCAGTCTTTCCGTGCCGCCCTTCAGCGTCTTGAACGCATTCTGCTTGACGAACCCTGACGTCACGCTTGGGCCGGCGAAATGCCCGTCTGCCTCCGCGACGCGGTAGAACGGCACGTAGAACGGATTGGAGAACAGCGTACTGACCCGATCGCCATCGAGCAGGCCCGACTGCACGGCGAGATCGAGTACGTTCTTGTTGAACCCATCGAGCTTGCGGAGTGAATCGAGGTAGACCGCTTCGCGCGAGCGGGTAATCGAGCCATCCGGCAGGTGATAATCGAACGGCACCTGACCTTGGTTGGTCGCCTTGATCGTGTCGATATCGTCTTGCGACCATAGATTCTCCCGATCTTCCGCGGTCAGCCGTTCGGCGCGGTTCGCCGCGACCCACCAGATGAAGCGATCTTGCTCGCCGTGTAGCGGCCGCACCAGGGAGTGCTCGACGCCGCCGTTACGCTCGTCCATCGCGTACGTGCTGCCATTGAACCGCAGCGTGCCATCGGTCAGGAACATCTCGGTCGCGCCGGCGGTCGTGTTGGCGTTGCGCAGCGCCATGTAGCCGGCCGGGTCGTCGGCCTTGACGCCGATATAGGGGTCAAGCCACGCGCGCACCGTGCGCCGGCCGAGGTCGTTGGTCGCGGCGGCGAGGCGTTCGCGCCAGGTCGGCGTGACGACCACGCGGCCGACGTTGCGATAGGCTGCGACCTGGTCTGGCGTCCAACGCTCGGTTTCCCGCTCGTCGCGGACGGCGACTTGCTGGCGTGGGGAGAACAGCGGCAGGCCCTGCGTCTGCACCGCTTCGCGGAGCTGGGGCGTGATGTCGAAGGAGTGGACGGATTGCCGGGTCTCCGGTTTGGCGTTCTCGGTAGACTCCCACCCGCTCGCATTTTGGACGGCTGGATTGGTGATCTCGCTCTGCCCGACTTTGGCGCCGAACTTGCTGACCAGCTTCTGGACCTCGGACGGCAGTTGCTTGTCGTAGAAGCCGCGCATGCCTTCGCCGCCGACTTTGAGATCAAGGCCCGTTAGCTCGCCAGTCGCATCGCCCTTGTAGCGAGTATAAATGTTCTCGCCGTTCTCAATCTTCTGGGCGATTTCCTTTCCGACTAGATCGGCCACTCGCCCAATCGAAATTCCATCTTCGTTGATGAGAGAGTTGCGGCCCTTCGACGCCACGATGTTGTACTTGCCGTCGTCTCGTTTTGTGTAGCCGATCCGATCAATCTGCTTGGACAGGTCATACCGATCGGCCTGTGCATCGCCGGGTGTCCACGCTACGCGATCGAAGCCATGATCCACCGCGTATTGCGTCATCCGCTTCATCGCGAGCATCGGCCATGTCGTTTTGAACGGCGCGTCTGGGACGCCACTCGGAGTGTCGTAGCCCTGCCGACGTCCAGCCTGGTGCCAGTCTGATTGGATCTCCTCGATATGCAGCACCTTGGCGCCGTCCGGTGCGGTGCGCTCGGCAAAGCGCGTGTGCGCCACGACGTTCGGTTCGTCCCAGTGGGATGAACGGTAGGCCGTTTGCTCTCCGGTCATTACGGTCCGACCGTCAGCAATTCGCAGAGCCTCTTGATGGATGCGATCTGCTTCCGCTGTATTTCCATCCTCCATAGCATCATGCTCAGCGGCCTGTAGTGCTTGAAGACGCGCCCCGATTCGTTCGTCGGCTGTCGCCGGAAGCGTCATCAGCATCTCGCGGTAGTTCTGACCGCCCGGCAGCGTGTATTGGCCGAACTTAGTCTTGGTATATTCCGACAAATACGGGTTCGGTTGGCGCGAAAGCTCGTTTAAGAGCCGGCCCATTTCGTCATCTTCGACCGGCGTCAGTCCGCGCCTTTCTCCCCCAAACCTTCGCGCACTTTCGTCGCGGTCATTAAGCTCCTGAAACCGATCCCGCTTGGCAGCGACGTCCGGCGCCTCGATCGGAGCGCCCCTTACGACGTCGCGCATGTCGAGCCGGTTGGCGCGTAGATAGTCCAGCACTTCGCCCTTGGTGACAGATTTCGGCTGCTTGCCGAGCCAGTCATCAAGCCCGGTCCACGCGCGTTCCTCGGGCTTCACGCCGGCCATGTTCCTGATCGTGGCGAGCCACTGGCCCGGTGTGGCCTTCTCCTGTTTGATGCCCTCTACCGCCCGCGTCAGCGCAGAGAACAGCGGCGTGCTGCCTTCCTCGCGGTCTTCCTGGCGGCGCGGCGAAAACTGCACACCGCCCTCCAGCGACGTGACCGGCCGCGTCTTGATGATAGCCTCGATCGCGGTGGCGGCGGCCGTCGGCTCGGTCGGAACGAAAAACCGGGTCCGGCTGGCGATCCGCTCGCTGAATACCCCCGACCGCGCCAACTCATCGCCGTAGCGGTAATCCGGACCCACCAGTTCGATGCGCGGTTCGCCAGCGACCAGAGAGCGCTTGATGGTCCAATCGTTCGCCAGCCGCGCGGTTGCGCCATTCAGCACCTGCGTCGCGATCTCGCCCGGCGACCCCGTCACCTTGACACCCTCGGCGCCGAGGCTTTTGAGCGTGGCATCGACACGCGAGGCCGGCACGACGCGGCCCAACATCCGCTCGCCCTGGTCGGTCTGGAGCCGGAAAATCTTCGGGTTGCCGCCAAGCCGGTCCCAGATCGGCAGCACGGCGCCGGTGATGATGTGCAAGCTGCTGTTGCGGAATTCGGGCGTCGCCGCGACCTGGTTGTCCCATAGCGGCTTGGCGTCTGCCGGCGTCAACCGTCTCCAGTTGTCGCGATCGACCTTTTCGCGGTCCAGAAACTGATAGTCGGTCGGCGAGGTCAGCCGCGCCTGGGGGATGATCCGCCCATCCGCGTCGGTGTAATTGCCGGCCGAGGTCACCGCGAACACGCGCCCGCTTTGGACGTTCTGGATGAAGGTGTCCGGCTTCATGCCGTTGGTCTTGTTGCGCCCGGCCAACGTCTCGGCGAACCCGACCGGCTCATTCCGGTTCTGTGCGTTCAGGTGGACATGCTTGGTCTCGGCGCCCGAGCGCGGGTCGGTATAGACCGTCTGCTCGCTCAGTTTGGTGATCTTGTCCGCCTTGTAAGTCTCGACGCCGGTATCCAGCGTGCCGGCGGCGGACGCGCGGGCAATCGCCAGGTCCATGCGGTCACTGAACGCCTGGAAAACCCCGTTCTGATGATCGACCTTCAGCGACAGCACGCGGTTGAGGAACTGCGACATTTCCGGCAGCGGGGAAACGAGCGCGCCGTTATCATCGCGCATCTTCAAGCCCATGCTCTTTTCGAGATCGTCTATCGAGACGCCCTCGACCTGGCCCATGGTCACGTCCTTGAAGAACTGGATCAGTCCGTCCCTGGCCTCGGTGCTTTCGAGGTTGTCCCGCATCCCGAACATGCCCTGGTCGGCCGCCCGGCGCTCGCCCTTGGTCAGCGCGCCCAACTGCGCCAGGCGCCGCGCGATCGAGGATATGAACCGCTTCTGGCCTTGGAGGTCGGTGGTCACAAGATGGAAGATCGGCGCCGACGCCTGGTTGGTACGGTGCGTGCGGCCGAAGCCCTGGACTGCCTTGTCGGCCCGCCAGCCGCCTTGCACGAGGTAGTGCGACCGGCGCGCATCCTGACTGCCCGAACCGTTCTCTGCGTGGTAGCTGCGCCCGGTGCCGCCAGCCTCGGAGAACACCAGTATCGGCTTCTTGCCTGCCTGGAAGCTGCTGGCATCGGCGACGTTGGCGCCCGCGCCGCGCTGCTCGACCATCGTCTTGAGCTGCCCGCTTTCGTCCACCTGACGAACGACCCGCTGCTTGCGTCCTGTCACCTCGGCGACTTTGTCGGAACCAAAGTGATTGAGCAGCATTTCCAACGGACCATCGGGCACGCGCAGGCTGCCGATCTGGTCAAGCAGGCGTTCCCGTCCCGCGACGGCCGCTTTGTTGATCACCGCCTCTCCGTTGCTGTCTGTCGCCGGACGCGACCGGAGGTTGCCGTTGTCATCGACATATTCCTCCATCTGCTGCACGGGATAGGCTTTCTCGACCAACTGCATGAGCTGGTCGCGCGGCGTCATATCGAGGTCCTCGATGTCCCCGTCGCCTGACGCCCGCGCCTTCTCCAACGCGCGCTCTTGCGCCGCCTCCATGGTGTTGACCAACTGCAACACTGCCTGGCGCCCGGCCTTCAGGTCTGCCTCAACCCCACGGATGACCGACGGCATCTGCATCGAGGTGATGATCTGGTTGAAAAACCGCTGATGGCCGCCCCAAAAGGCGGACATGACGGCGGCTTTCGCCCGTGGGTTTTTCGTCTTGCCGTCCTCGGTTATGCCGGTTGCTTCGAGCGCCGCGTTGAAGTTCCGAAGCACCAACTGCCAGCCTTCGGCCAGCTTGTCGTATGTGTCCCGCTGATCAGCACTGAGGACGTGTTCGACCCGATCGTAATCCACGCCGTCATAGGACAGGTTGCGGGCGATGTAGTGCCCGAGCGCCTTCATGTCGCGGGCGACGAGTTCCATCCCGGCGATGCCGCCGCTGGACACCTGGCCGATGAAGTCATCCCGGTTCGCAAAGGCAGTCCCTTCGCCCCACAGGCCCAATCGGGTCATATACGCGAGGTTGGAAACTTCGGTGGCCCCCGTCGCCGACACATAGACCACGCGGGCATTCGGCAATTCGTCCTGAAGCCGCATGCCTGCTAAGGCTTTTTGCGCCGCTTTCTTCACGCCGCGAGTGCCCTTCGTATCAACGGAATTACCCATGTTGTGGGCCTCATCGAAGGCGATCACGCCGTCGAAGTCTTTGCCCACCCATTTGATGATCTGATCGACGCGCGTTTGTCCGGCCGCACCCGGGGTAAGCGAGCCGCGCCTGGTCGGGTCGCCGTTCTCTTTCCAAAGGTGGGCGTCGCCGATGGTTTCGGTTGTGCCGTCTGCCTTCTCAATTGCCCAGGCGGGGTACTTCTCTTTTGTTGGACCGCTTTGGATCGTCCCGGTGTCGGTCTTTGTCGGGTCGTTAGCGTCAGTGTGCCATGTGACGCGGGAGCCAACCTTGAAACCACCGGTGGGCGCGGTCTTTTCCTCCGACTTCAGCGTGTCGTAACTGGTGAACAGGATGCCCTTGTCAGCCTTGATCGTGTCGCCCGGCTTGAGCTTGCCGTGGTCGATGATGTCCGTCGCCGGTTGCCCCATGCCGTTCCAATCCCGTCGGGCATCGTTGACCAGCGCCCGTTTCTCGGACACCCAGACGGCTTTGGTGCGGCCGTTCTTGAAGTTGTCGAGGACTGTGCCGGCGATCTCGCGGCCCTTGCCGACGCCGGTACCGTCGCCGATTAGAAACCCGCGCCGCCGGCCATCGGCCATAACGTCGCTGTGCGCGTGCCCGGCATAGACGATCGCCTCAAGCTGGGCATCCGACAGCGCGCCGGACTTGACCAGCGCGATCGGGATGCGCGGCTTGTAGCCGGTGACCGGCGGCATGACCGTCGCCATGGCGGCGGACTGCACCAGTTCGCCCGGGTGCGGCCTCGCGCCGGCGATCTGCACGCGCTGGGGTTTGTAGGCCTCATAGACGGCTTCGCTGACGGCTTGGTTGTCCGGTGCGGAAATGGCGTTCTCTGTCGCCAGGACCGCCTCGGGCGCCGGCGTCAGTCCGGGATCGTCTCGCTCTCCGCTACCATCAGGTCGTACGCCGTCTCCACCGCTATCGTTGCGGCCTCCGCCGGCGTCGCCGCCCGGTCCTCCAGTTGCGACGTGAGGCTCTCCTCCTGCTCGTCCCTGTCCAGGTTCGGATTGGACAGGAACCACTCCGTAGCCCGCATCGCCTGGTTCGGTCCCGACCCCAGCAGGGCGTTCACCGCGGACTCCAGGTTCGCGCGTTCCGGCTGGCTCGCTGACACCGGCGGCGATATCTCCACCACCCCCTTCTCCAGCCCCCACGCCGCCAGTTGGGCGATGTAGCTCACTGCCGGGTCCGGCGACGCCTTCGCCTCCCGCAGCCACTTCAGGGCCGCCTGGTTGATCGGCCACTGGTTCGACGGTGCTTCGCTCATCCCTTACACCCTGGAGTCGATCGATAACGTCGGCCGCATCGTGCGCCTGGCCGGTAACCAACGGCCTGCCGCTCGGCGGGTTCTTGTCAATTACCAACAATCGCGTCGGAAAGCTTGTGCCATATTTCGTGTAGATGTCGCGATCGACGCCGATGTTGGCGCGAACGTCGTATTCGGCGCCGATCTTTGCCCACCAGTCGCGAAAAGCCTTACCGGTTCCCTGCCGGCCGGTACCTACGGCCGGGGTGCCTTCTGGCTTCATGCCGTCGCCGACGATCGCCACCAGCCGGCCGCCTGGCTCTAGCCGGGCCAAAGCCGCCTCGATGTGCTTGGCGCCCTCATCGAGCACCATGCGGCCACCCATGCGTTCGGCGGCGCGGCTGAATGGCGGGTTCATCACCACCACGGTCGGCCGCACGTCCGCCGGCAGGATGTTGTGCAGTTGGGCCGCGTCCTCGCCAGCGACGCGCGTGGGGTGCAGTGCGGCGATCATGCCGCGGCGCTTGTCGCTCAATTCGTTGACCGTCGTCTCGCGCACGCCGGCGTTCATGGCATGGACGATCAGGCCGCCGACACCGGCGGACGGTTCCAGCACGTGATCGTCCGGCCGCAGGTTGGCGACCCAATTTGCCGCGAAGGCGTAATCGGGCGGCGTCGAGAACTGCTGGTAAGCGTCCTTTTCGCCGGCGCGGACGGTCTGCGTCGGCAGATTGTCCTTCAGCGCGGCCAGCTCGCGGGCGGCGGCTTCGGCCTGCGGAGCGTCAACCGCCGGATTGAAGCGTTCCGGATGGCGCTGGATGAAGCGGTTTACGCCGAGTTCAAGCGCGTCATAGAGCCGATCGCGGGTGAAGGCGCCGGACGCCAGCGTGCCGCCATAGGTGTTTTCCGCCAGCGCTTGGAGTTCCCGCGACGACAGCGGCGAAACGCCCTCCGCCACAGGCTGCTCCAGGCGGGACGCGATACCTTCGGCCAGAGCGTGGTCGCGATCCGCCGTGCGGGCGTCCGGCGCTTCCGGGATCGGCGCGGGGTTCGACGGCGGTGCTGGTACCAGCGAGTCCGAAGCGGGGGCACCGGCCTCTACCGGTAGCCTGTACTCGGGTTCGCGCCCCTCGAACGTCGGATGCCACTCTGCGACCTGGTATTCGGGGCGGTTGGTGCGATCGACCGTGATCTCTCGCGAGCCTGGCCGAATGCCGACCGGCTCGGTGGCGCGCACGCCGTTCTCGACGTAGGACCGCACCCCACGCTGATCTTCATAAAGCGTCTGACCGATGTGGTTCTTGCCGATCTCGGTCCGGCCGTCCGGTGCGACGACGGGCGTCGCGTTCGTTCCAGCCTGGCGCAGCGCCGTGCGGGTGTCGCGCGCCATCTTCTCCCACGTCCAGCCGGCCGCGCGCGGATCGACGCCGGCCTTCGCGACCAGCGCCGCACGCTGATCGTTCGGCATGGCGTTCCACCATCCGGGCGAGTCCGGCGGCACCGTGCCGGGCGGCTGGATGTGCGTTGTCTTGCCGGTTTCCAGGCTGGTGAGGATCAGGCCCGGATGCTCGGTCGGCGGTCTGCCCAGGTTTACAACCTGGTCAGCCTTCGTGGACTCAACCTGAGTCTGATCCGACAGCGCCTCGGCCGTCGCACCGAGTTCGTTCCGCACCTTCGCCATCTCCGGCGTGTCGGCCGCCGGGTGCGTGACCGCGTCGAGTTTTTGACGCACGTCATCGAGCCGCGCCTTCGTGGGCGCCGGCAGCTTCGTTTCGTCGCCCGCGACCGGCCGCACGATCGCCGCCTCGGTCTGCGTCAGCAGCTTGGCCTGCGGTGTGGCCGCAGCCTTTGCGTCACGCTCCGCCGCCAACTGATCGAGCCAGCGGCGCAATTTCAGCACGACCGCCCGCGTGGCATCTTGGGCTTCGGGCGATCCCGCCGTCGGTATGACCGGGTTTACAACCTGGTCTGCCACAACCCGATCCCGCTCCGCCCGGTCTCGCATCTGCCCCAGCGCGGCCTGTTCGCGCTCAACCGGCGTGCCGAACCGCGCGGCATACATCTGCGCCAGGGTGTCGTGGATTTCGCCGATGTTCGTCACCCAATTCTGCGACCTTGTCCCGGAATCGCCGAAGATTCCGCGCACCGTCTCCATCGCCGATTTCAGGCCGTCGATCAGGTTGCCAAGCACATCGCCGGCGACGCTGTTGCCGAACCGCTGCTGGATGGCGTCCACCACGCGCGGCAGGAACGATTGGAACTTCGGCGCCTCGCCGCCGATATCCGATCCCAGCTCGTTTATCAGGTGCGCCTGGACCGCGGCGGCGTGGGCGGTGTCGCCTTCAGGACCGGCGCCGAAGCCTGCGCGCGCCGGCGCGGTCGAGCCGAATGTTGCCTGCGCGTAACGCGTACCCGCAGGGGTGATGCCGGCCGCGATCTGCTGATTGAGCAACTGGCCAAGATCGGTGCCGTCGGGCAGCGTCGTGGTCTGGAGAACGTGGGTAAACTCGTGCCCGGCCACCTGCGCGACATTGCGGGCCGGGTCGCTGCTCAGAAAGATCGTGTTCGGCTGGCTCGGGTCCATCGCGCCGTCAAACGGGATCGCGCCGTCGTCCTTGTAGAACACGACATCGACGCCAGCCTGTCCGTAGTGAGCGCGCAGCGCGTCCGCGGTTTCGGTGGAAATAGCCGGCTCGGCGCCAGGTGCGGGCGGCTCCGCCGATGGGGTCCACACCTCGATCGGATGCGTGATCTCCGTACCCGAGGCATCGGTCGTGCGGAAATGGTAGCCGCCGTCCGGCGCCTGTTCCACGGTGCCGGCACCGGTGTTGTCGAACAGCTTGAGCAGTGCGGCCTGCTGCAAGTCGGCACTGTCGCCCGTTGCCAGGTTCCCGGCCTCGGCATTGACGTCGATCGGCGCCCCCTCCGCGGGAGCGGACACAGCCTGTCTCGCCGTGTCGATGGCGGTGTCAACGTCCGGCGCATTGAGCACGTCCGCGACGGCCGGACGCGGCTGCACGTTCGGACGCCCCGGCATGGCCCGCCCGGCCAGCCTGCCGGCGCCGCCCAACACGGCCGCCGCGCCAGGCAGCAACGCGCCGGCGACGAACTGTAGGCCGAGGTCTTTACCGACGCCCTCGCCGATGTCCTGGTCCGGTTTGTAGGTCGCCTTGGCGATGACGTTGTCGGCCACGGCCTGCAACTGGCTGAAGGCGGTGAGGGTGGCACCGGACTTCGCCATATCGGCGAGCGTGGTCAGGAACTGGCCCCGCGCGGCACCCGGAATGCTGGCTGCCAACTCGATCGCCTGGTGGATCGGGACGGTCATCAGGCCGCCATCGACTAAGCCGCGGAACAGCCCTGCGGTCGCTGCGTCTTCGTCTGTCGCTCCGGCTTGCTTGGCCTCATCGTAGCCCGCGCCGTAGCCCTGGACCCCCGCGAGGCCGATGACCGCTGCCGGGCCGCCGGCGACGCCCGCGCCGATGTAAGTCAGCAGGCCGCCGGCGAGATTGACGGCTTTGACGGACAGCCGCTGTTTTTCCTCATCCGTCATCGGGAAGGCTGCATTGCCGTAGTCGGTGACGGCTTGACCGGCGCCGCTGACGGAGCCGCCGACGTTCTTGACGGCCTGTCCTGCCTGTCCGAGTCCGGTGTCTTGCGGCTGCACCGCAACCTCGCCCTCGATCCTGGCCCTGATCTTGGCCCGCGTGTCCGCGTCGGAAGCGGCATACGCTTGACCAAACTCGAAGTCGGCGGCGGCCGGACTGGCTACGCCACCGGCTGTTGGCGGCTGGATGTGTTGTCCGCCGTCGATGCGGTCCATCAGACCAAGCTGACCGCGCAGCACCGCATCGGAGTTCTGTGCGGCGGCCTGCAAGGCGGTGCCAGCGCCGGTCACCATCTCGCCACCGGCTTTGACCAGTCCGCCGGCGATATCGGTCGGTTGGAGCGCAATCGCCTTGCCGATGCCCCCGAGGGTGGACGACGGCGGCGTCGTGTCAGGCGACGCTGGCTGGACGGCAAGATGATCGATGATCTCGTTGGGCAGGTAGCCGGCCTTCAGCGCGGCGTCGGTGTTGAAGTTCGCCAGGCCGCCGACATAGCTCGCGATCTCGCCGTCCGAGTAGCCGGCTGAACGCGCGCCGGCGACATCGAACGGGATCGACCCGGCTGCTGCTGGTTCGCCGCCGTCAGGCATTACGGCGCTCCTCCGTTGTTCAGAAAGCCGGGCAGTGCTGCTGCCGGTGCTGGAGCAACCGCGCGTGGGCCGGCGTTCGAATTAAATGGCGGCGCTGCCTGCGTGGCGGGGCCGAAGCTGGCCAGCGGCGGCCGGGTGCCTGTCGCCGGCGAACCTGGCGCTTCATTGCCGGTCGCGGCGGCGACGCGGCCATGCACCAGGTCGCTTGAGTACTGCAACGCACGCTGCGCCCCGGTAAGCTGGATCTTCAGGTTCGCGACCAAGCCCTTTTGCGCGACCTTGTCGGTATCGCTTATTTCGGGGCTGTTGAGGGCCGCCGTCGCGGTGACGAGTTGCGTGTTGTAGTGCTGCACACTGTCCATGTCGGTTCGGTACATCGCCGCTGCGGCCTGGGTGATCGCTGCCTCGGTCCCGGCGGATACTTCCAGCGACGTGACCTGGTTCTTCAACTCGGTGACCTTGGCCGGATCGGCGTCGGGCTTTGCGATCTCGGCCTGTAGCGCAGTGTGCGCCTGATCGAGTTGCTGGGCATTGTTGGTCTGTACCGCAGCCAGCGCCGTCTGCTGGTTCTGCGCGTTAATCTGCGCCTGCCGTACCGGCGCCGCCGCCGCGAGTTCGGCATAGGTGTTCTTGCTTTGCAGGTCCGCGGCGTATTTCGACGCGGCCGCCGAAATCCCAGCAGCGCCCAGCGTCGCGCCGGCGCCGATCGTGGCGATCGTCTGTGCCGACTGCCGTTGCAGATCGCCTTGTCCGGCGAGGAACCCGTGTTCCGCCGTCGCGGCCGTCGCGGCGATATCGCCCGCTTCCTGTCGCCCTTTCGACTCCCGCACCGTCGCCAGTTGGTCGGCCAGGACAGCCCCCTGCTGCGCGAGATCGGCCTTCTGCTGCTCCAACCCGGCCGATCCGGCAAACGCCGCCACGCCCGAGCCGAGGCTCGACAGGCCGTTCATCAGCGATGCCATCAGCTATCATCCCCGGCCACTGGTCGGTTGATCATGCCACCAGGACTGGGAGGCATCGGCGTGGGCTTCGCGGCCATCGGGTGTTGCGTGATTCCGGCCTTCATGTTGATTTTCGCCATCGCAACAGGATCCTGCGTGATCGCGTGGATCCGCGTCGCGGCGTTCGCCAGCCCCGCTTTGGTGATGCCGAACCGGGCAAACAGAAAATCGGTGAAGATGTGGGTGGCGCGCACCAGTTCCGGTTCGCCGATCGCGACAATCTTTGACCGGTCCACGAAATCGAGGGCTTTCAGCATGAGCGTCATAGCGGCTGGCACCATGGCCTTCAGCGGCATGATTCCGTGCGCCTGGCGGCGGAGGATCAGCACCAGGGCAACCGCGCCCTTGGCGGCGTCAGCGACCGGGTCCTGGCTCTGCCGGAGCTTGGCCAACAGACTGTCGGGTCCGTTCTGCAACCCGACGTGCATGCCTGCTACCACGATTTTGAGGTAGTTGGCGCGATTCTGCGGCGTGAGTCCGCTTTCGAGCTTGTCCTCGGCCTGCTGGAGCAGCGGATTGTTGAGTTCGGCCATTATGCCGGCGCTCCCGTTACCTGTGCCGCAGCCGGCGCCTGATTGATGAGTCCAGCCGGTTGCTGGGTGGGTGCCGCGGGTACCAGCGTCTGCGGAGCGCCCGTAACCGGCGCGCTGGAGGCGACCGCTTTTGGCTGAGCAAGGTTGGCCGTCTGCTGTGTTTGCAGCGCCGCCGCCGCATTGTTCGCTGCGGCCTGTGCGTTGAGCGCGGAAACCTGGGCCGGGGTAAGTGTGCTCGTCAGACCGGAAAGCAGCGATCCTCCGGCTTGCAGTGCGCCGTACGTGAGCAGTGGGTTTGCTTTAAGGAACGACCCGATGCTGCCGAAAACGCCCGAACTGGAACCGCTGTCGGGGAGACTGATGAGTTTGCCCGTGGTCGGGTCAATAGCTTGAGTGATCGTGTTGCCATCTGCACCGGTCGCTCCAAGACCACCCGGCGGCGCGGGTGGGGTGTCGATCACGCCATCCCCGCCTACGCCCGGTGCTGCTACGCCGCCTGGCCCCAGCGCGCCCGGCGGCAGTCCGGGAATCGGGTTTGCCGCCGCGGTAGTGGGTGCAACGACCGGACTTTCGCCAACGACCAGGCCGGTCGAGTTTGTGCCGCCCGCGGCTGCCTGCGCCGTACTGTCTTCCACCGTCGCCGCATCCTGGCTCGGCAATTCTGTTCCAGTCGGGACCGGAGCGGCGGCGTTGGTTGCGGTGGACGCTTGGGTCACACCCGCATCGCCGCCGACCGAAGCCGCTTCTGCACCGGAAGTCGGCGCGGTAATGACCTCGCCCGTTCCTGGGTCGATAGCGCCTACGCCACCCGGAGGGGCTGGTGGCGTGTCGATCATGCCCGACGAAGTCGCATCTCCGCCGACGAAGTTAACGGTGTCGGCCGCCGCCGAGTCAGCCGTTGAAGCTGTCGGTGCGGCACCGAACAGAGGCGCGCTGGACGCCGCATCGGCCCCAAGCAAGCCCGCGCCAACGGCGAGAGAGCCAATCCCACCTATAGCGCCGATCACCAGCCCCACCATTGAAAGTGTCTTGTTGCCGGTGATCGCTCCAATCGCGCCAAGGGTCGCACCCACGGCCGTCACAATCTCAAGCGCCGTGACCGTGCTGATCGCCGCGATTCCACCGACGGTGGCCGCGACTGCCGAGGCAGCGATAGCGTCCGCACCGATCGCAACGCCGACTGCGATTAAGGGCATTTCTTGTCCCTCCGGTAATGCACAAAGAACTCGCTCGTTCCGGTCACTTGAAACCCCAAGAGTTTGTTGAGCCTGTGCTGGCGACCGGCGCCCTCGACTGGCGTCCGCGTCGTCACGAAGCCATGCCGCTCGATGATGGCATCAAGCCGAGAGTTGATCATGGTCCTGGTAATCGGCGCCCCGGTATCAAAACTGGCGAAATGAAACTCCGGCCCGTTCGTCAGTGTAGCGAAAGCCAATTGGCCGTCGATCACCACCGGTTCGATATCCCAGCACGCCAGGCCGGAAACGAACTGCTCGCGGGTTAGAAAAGCGAACGGCTCGATCTGTTCCCACAGAGCGTCGATGACATCGACGCTCGTCACCCGCCGGGGCCGACGTCTGCCACCGACAACGCGGCCTGTTCAAACGCCGTGAGAGGCCCCGTTGGCGTAGGCGTGTCCGTGGCAGCGCCCGTGGTAGAAGCGTCCGCGGTCGGATCAGTAAACACGAGGGTCGAGTTGGCCTGCTGGTTCGCCGCGATGTCATTCAGCGCATTAAGGCCGTCCTTGAGCTGCGACACCCCGTCGTTCAACGCCGTCGTCTGCTGCGCCGTGCTCAGGTTCGGGTTCGTCATGATCGCGGACAGATTCGTCAGCGCCTGGTTGTAAAGCTGGGCCGCCGATGCCGACGTTTGCAGCAACGTCTTGTTCTGGTCGCCCAAGTTCTGGATTTGCGTGTTGATGACGCCGTTCGCCTGAATGTTGGCGAGCGAGGCGGCATTTTGCAGGTTCTGCACCACGATGGTGTTCTGGTTGTTCGCCGCCGCGATGATCTGCGCCGACGCGGTCTGCTGCTGTTCCACGCTCAGGCTGGTGTTCGCCGAAATGTTGGCGATGGCCTGGGCGCTGGTGTTGTTGACGGCCGCGAGTGCCGCCGAGGCGTCCACCGATATCTGCTGCGCCGTGAGCGTGGTGTTGGCGCCCAACTGGCCAAGATAGGTCTGCAGCCCGGTCTGCTGGGCTTGGATCGCCAGCGTGGTCGCGTCCTGCTGTTGCTGGTTGCTCAGGCTGGTGTTCGACTGGATGCCAGCGATGACCGTCGATACCGCCGCCGACTGCTGCTCGACGGACAGCGACGTGTCCGCCTGGATGTTGGCGATGGCTTGCGCGGACGTGTTGTTGACATCGGCGATATTCGTCGAGCTGGCGATCGACTGCGCGGCCTGCGTCGCGGTGTTGGTCGCCGCGGCGTTCACCTGGCTTGTTGTCGTGGCGAGCTGCGCGTTTTGCAGCCCGGCCGTGTTCGTCGCCGCCGCCGTGGCCGCCAGAGCGGCGTTCTGCGCCTCCGTGGTGTTCGTCGCGGCTGCCGCGTAGGTGTTCGCATCGGCCGTGGCGATCGGCGTCGCGGCGGTGTAGAGCGCGGCCTGAGCGGCGGTAATGCCCTGGCTCGAATTGATGAGCCCCCGCTGGTTCGACAGCTCGTTGGCGTTGGCGACCGCCTGCTGCATGAGCGGCGAGCCGGACGCGATGATGTTGGATATCTGACCGGAAACGGTTTGATTCGGCGTGACGGCGAACGAATTCGGAGTGGAACTCGCGGCCGGGGCAGCGTTCGTCGATGTTGCGGTGGCGGGTGTGTACGGCGCGACGGTCGTGCTGCCGACCGTTTGCGGCGCCGGCGGGGCAGCGGTGGACGGTGCGGTGTTGATCAGGCCCGTGGGTAGAAGTCCGGGAGTCGGCGTGGCGCCGGGTGCGGCCCCACTCGCGCTCGGTAAACCCGGGCCAGCGACGACAGGCGGGACGGTGGGCGCGTTGACGCCTGGCGTGAGGGATGCTGAGCCGGACATCACCAAGTCTCCGTGCAATTAAGTAAGACGAACCCGGAGCCGGAGCCGGAAGCAGTATATGTTCCTGCTATGGGAACTATCCCAGAGACGCTTCCTTGACCGCTAGAACTGCCGCCCAAGCCGTATTGGTCAACTAGCAAACCATTGATTGTAAGCAATAAGAAGTTTGTAGATGACGTGAATCCTATGACGGCTGAAAAGAACATCGGCCGACCGGTCGTATTCGTATATGCCGTGCCAAGCACCCGTGAACTCAGGACATTATGCACCGTCGCGAACAGCGCGAAGGACGCTTCAGCGGCCTCGGCGCGGGCCGTTTCCGCAGCTACCGCCGCCGCGTTGACGCCCTCTGCCGTCGTGGCGCGCGTCGCTTCCGCAGTCACCGCCGCCGCGTTGACGCCCTCTGCCGTCGTGGCGCGCGTCGTTTCAACGGTCACCGCTGTCGATACGTCCGTCAGCAGCGCCAGCGTGCCCACCTCCGCCGGCAGTGTGAACGTGAAATTCCCCTGCTGCCCAAAGATCGTTTGGAATGCGCCGGTCGAGGTGAACGGCGGCACAAGGTCGAATGCCGTCTGGATCGACACGAACTCCGCGCGCACCAACGCCGAGAGGCCCTGTGCTCCGGTCGCCGGATTGCCGCTCGCGCTATAGAAGATGTTGGCCATCAGACCCGAAGCCCACGCCGCATGGAATAGTGGTGGATGATGGATGACACTGTGAATGCCTCGATGTAATTCGTTCCGGATGTGATTACAGTCCGGATATTCTCGGCCGTTCCGGTCTCATCGACATCGGTTGGCGAGAGACCGGCGCCGTCCCACACGAACGCGTCCCAAACGAATGAGTCCCAATGCGGAACGTCCCCCAGATTGAGCGGGAGATCGATTGCGGGAAGCTGGGCAAGCTGGTTGCTATCGTAACCGAGTTGGTAGCCATACTGGATGTCCGCGTAGCTTCCGCCCTGCACCTCGATCGAAGCCGCCCGAAACCGTTTCAAAATGCGCGGCGATTTGAGCGCATCCCACGCGGTCACGAAAAAGGCGTCGATCGGGCCGCCGTCGAAGCTGGTCCCCACATCGAGCTGATACACATATCCGCTCTCGGAACCGGCGTAAGTCGCTTCGACGTCAGTGGTGAGAACCTCGTAATCGACGCAGTTCATGACGTTCGGATAAAGCACGAGTCCGGACCCGAGATATTGCTGGTTCAGGATGGTGCAGAACAGCGCATAGCCATCGCTGAAGAACAGCCGATATTGGCTCTTTTCCCGGTTAAGCGCGGACGCCAGCAGATTGGCTCGCTCGCGTTGGATGAAAGGCAAGATGTTCTTGGTCAACGTCGATGGCAGGAAATTGCCCCAGTTTAGTGTAGTCTTCAGGGTGACGACGCCGAGCGTGTCCAAAAAGAAGGTGTCGAACAGGTTCTGCATGGAATACGGCAGCGCGCCGATACCCGTGTTGAACGTGACGAAGTTGAACGTCGTCGGATCGGTGCCGTAGAGAAAGGCCGCATTGGTGCGCAGGAACACCGCCAGCGTCGCCGACGTTTGACTGCCGGGCAGCGTTATCATGCCGGTGATGGTGTCGCCGGTTGCGATCTCGCCTCCGCCGTCGATAGAGTCCCACTTGAAGGGTGTATCGGCACCGCAATAAAGCAACGAGGCGGCCTGCGAGATAAAGAGGAAGTTCTTGTGAAAATAGATGTCCGACGGCTGATCCGGCGATAGGCCGGTCGAGATCGGTGCCAGCGTGACGCCGTCGAACTCGAAACACGGATTGACCGCATCGCAACCGTAAACCCGCCGCGTGATCAACTGACCGCTGAAATTGCACTTGGTGAACTGGAACCGGCCGCCCTTCGCCATCGTGATCGGGATCTGCGGTCCTGACAGCGTCACGGTGGCGCCGCTTGTCGTGGTCGCTGCTCCAGTGGTGAAGTTGCCGCCAAACGGGGCAGCCACGACGAACTGGCCGACGGCCGATCCCGCCCAAGCGCCGGATTGCCACATCACCCGCATGATCGTCGCGGTGACGCCGCCCTGCGTCAGCGTGTCGCCGTCCATCGGAGTCGCGGTGCCGCCACCCGTGAATGCGACCAGGTTGAAGTACGGCACCAACACCCACCCGGCCGGGGTGGCTTTGTAGAGCAAAACCGCCGTTCCGCCGGAATTGGCACGAAACGCAAAAAGGCAATCGGCGCCGAGAAACGCCATGGCAACGACACCGAGGACCATGCCACTGCCAGGGACGGCCTGGATCAGTGCCCGGTAAACATCAGCCGCCGCGGCGGTGTAGATCGCATCGGTCTGGCTGATGATCGAGACGGTCAACGCGGTGGCCGTGCCGATCGCGATCGGGCCTGGTGTGGTGAGGGCGCCCACGTTGTCGAAGATGCCCGTGATCTTAGTCAGCGCGAGATAGTGTGCTCCGGTGCTTGGGCGGGATCGGCCGCCTGATCCTACGGCGACGATCGTTCCGGTGGCTCCGCTGCTGACCTGGGTGACGACCTGGCCGACGGTGGGCGTGTTGGTGAACGCAGTGACCTGGACCAGCGTGTAGGAAGCCGCGGACGGCGATGCGCGGCCATCAACGCGCTCGTAGCCGTCTACCCTGCCGTACCCGCCGAACTGACCGACCTCGAAATTCAGCACGTCGGTCAGCGCGCCATTTTGGAGCCGCAACGGCGGCGTCACGAGATCGAGGCCGCCCGGGTACGACACGCCTTGCGCGGTTTGACCGCCGCCCAACGAGGTCATGGAGTATTTCACGGTAGGCATTGTCGGCACTGCATTCATGCGAGTGCGCCGCCGAACGTTATTCTGGGAGCCCGGACTGCCTGAAGCTGCGCGTACACCCGCGCGCCTTCCGAATTGCCGCGTTGGATGACTTCTGACGCCGCCTCGTATTGACCGTATTTTTTCATTGCGTAATAGACGATCAGCAGTTCGAAGCGGGCCGGCAACCACATCGGGGTGTCCGTGTCTGCCACCATCGCGGTTGGCGCCGCGAAGTAGTCGCCGGTGATCGTGTAAAGGCCGTTCGACGGCGGCCCAAGATTGAGCGACTGATTGGGGCCGACCGCGATCGCGACCGGTCGCATTTGAACCGCCCGCTGGGCACCGAACATATAGGCGTCGCGCCAGGCGTCGTACGGGATTTCGTCCAGGAATTGCTCGCCCTGAATCCCGACCGATGTCGGAAAGCTGCGGAACGTCTCGCGGTCCCACTTGCCGAAGGTCGCCCATTCGACGCCAACGGTGCCCGCGCCAACGCCAATCGGATAGCTGGCTTGTCCCGCCACGGTCGGGAACGAAGCGCCGGCGCCCAGCAGGTTGCTCGACCGCATCCAGTCCCAGTCGTCATGCAAGCATTGAATGTCGTTCCAGGCGTCGCCGACCCAATTCACGACGCGTCCCAAGCTGCCGGTCGCGCCCACGACAGTCGGCAGCGCGGACAGGATCGCCTGGCCGCTCGCGACGCCGCACTCGACGCATGTGCGCTGGCAGAGGGCGAGAAAGTTCATGGTTCGATTGCGCTGCGCTTGATCTCGGCCGCAAAGGTCTTCAGCAACACCGCCAACCGGTCGCGAGGCAGCCGGTCAGAGACGCGCGGGAACAGTGCATCGGCGATCTGTTCGGCCAGATCGTCGGCGTTGACGTAGCGCACCCGTGCATCAGGTTCACTGCGAACCGACGTTTCGCTGAGACGCCAGAATCTAAAGGCGGCGACCTCCGAAGCACTAAAAGCCCGACCGCGCTGCGCCCATTGTGCGGCCTCGTCGCACCAGTAGACCTGGTGTTGCCATCCGTCAGCCGAGAGGACCGACAGATACGTGCCATCTTTCGGAGCGGTGGGTATAGGGCTTACCGGCTGCAAGTACATTTCGTTTTTGCACGGCCCAAGGCCGCACGACGCGCAGGTTCGCGGATACGCCCGTCCGGCGTCCCGCAGCTCGTGGCTGCACGCGTTCACAGATTGCGCCGGCGAAGCTCGCTTACCCAGGCTGGACCTTTTGGATTTTTGTCCTCCAGGATGCTGAAGCTATGCACCGGCGAGGTAAATCGTTGCGCGACATTAATCGGCCGCTCCCCGTCCATGTCCTGGATTTTTGTGTGAATCGTGTCGGTCTTCGCCCGGATGATGACCTCCAGGTATTTGCGTTTGATGGTCAACACGACACCAACCGGCAGGTAGCCTATTTCCTCCCAGCGGCCGCGCTGAAACACCTCGGCCTTCTTGCCGTTGACCCAAACCGGGAAAGCGGTCGCCGCGTTTTTCTCCGACGACGGTTCGAGCCGGATCGTCACCGGCTCCTCCATGAACGCGAGTTCGTCGAGGTAATCCTGTTTGTGCGTCCGCTCGGTCAGAACCACGTCGCCGTCATAGGTAGATTGATCGACGATATCGGGTCTCTGCTCGACCTTCGGCAGCCTGTCGCTGTGCATTTCTTGACGTGCCATGGGTAACCTCTATCGATATTGGATTGCGCTGGGAGCGAACGATGAGCGAGCCAGAGGGGAATCTCTTCCACGATATCCAGGTCGTTCTTGCCGACTGGCCGGAGCGGGCTGTCATGCAGGCGCTGCTACAGTGCCTGCTGGTGGCGATCGGCGTTTCGGCGCCCGACCTTCCTCGCGCCGAGGCGTTGATCGATGCGCTGCCCGCCGAGCTAAAGCCGCTGTTGCGAGCCGAGTGGGTGAACTACCGGCTGCACCGCGCCAGGACCGTCGGCGACCCCAAGTCGGAGGATGCAGCCGGTGTTTGAAGGCATAGAGCGACGGGCGGGGGACGTTGCCGCGACATTGTCGCGACATTGCCGACGCATTTTTTTCAGACTTTATTCGGCGCCGGGGCGCCGTTAGCTGGACTGTGGCCGGCCCGGCAGCCATCCGACATTCTGGAACGTGCTGGCACTGACGCCGCTCGCCGTCCACGACCCGGTGCCAGGGGTCCACGCGGCGGCACTCGGCGCAGTGCGGACGATGGTATAGGCCAGCGGCACGAAGTTGTTCGGCAGATCGGGGAACTGCGGATCGTTGATCAGCGCCCCGACCGTGGTGGTCACGCCAATGCCGTTGGCGATAATCGGCCCCTGGACGAGCGCGAGCGCGCCGGCGGCGGTTTGGCCGAACACCAGAGTGCAGGTCTGGTTCGGTTGCAGCGCGTTGAACGCGACGCCGGTATTGGCGTCCAGGGTCGGGCTGGCGGCGTTGGTCTGTACGCCGAGCGTCGTGACGAACTTGCCGCCGATGACGCCGGCCGTGGTCACCGTCGAAGTAAACGTCGAGGTCGTTCCAGCGACGGCCCCCGCGTTCACGAGGTTCGTCGTGATGGAGGGATCAAAGTCCGTGTTGTAGGCCATGTGGGGTTCTCCTGAGACCGCGTTTTGGCGGTGATGATGAAGCGCCGCGTTAAACCAGGACCGTCGCGTCGAAAGGTCCGAGCGGCGACACGTAGACCGTCGTCGCGGTATCGAGCGGGGTCGTGCCACCGGTGAAGGTCCCGGCGTTCGTGACGATCAGAAACCCGATCATCGCGTTGCCGCTCGGTATCTGCGGGAACACGACGCCACCGAGCGTCGCCGCTTGCGTGCCTGCTCCGACCGTAACGACGCCCGCGCTGTTCACGAAGAAACAGACGACGTTGTAGTAAGCCGCCGTGATCACGATCCCGGTCAGCACCGGGAGTACGGTGCCGGCGGCTATCTGCACCAGGTCTCCCGTCGCGCAGGCATAGAAGTTCGCCGCGCCGATCTTCGCCGTCGTCGCACCGCCGGCACTGATCACCAGCCCGGCGGAGGTTAGCGGTTGCGACGAATAACGTTCCGCCAGCGGCACCACGACCGTCCGCACCGCGCGCTGGTACAGGCCGTTCGTGATGCCCGCGAGGTATCTTGTCACCGTGTCAAGCATAGGCGTTCTCCTTCACCTGACCGATTACATAAGGACTTTCGAGCCGACGTTCCCGACGGCCATCCAGCCCTGATTCTCGATCATCACGGCCTTCCACCAGATGGTGCCTGCGTAGCCGCGCTGGCCCAGCGGGTCCGACTTGGACTGTTCGCCAGGCGGCAGGAATGTCGGCTTCATCGCGTCCTTGCCGCGCACCGCGATCTGGCCCCACGCATCCTGGGCGGCGACGATGAACGGGTACACGTCGATCGAGACGCCGGTCGTGCTGTAGAGACCGGTCGCGCCGATCGCCGCGCCGCCGTCCTGGATCGACGGTAGATCGGGCGACGTGATGAACCGGAACCGCTCGCACTTGCCGACTTCGTTCGGCATCGGTGTGCCGCTCGCGTATGCCTCGGCGGGCACGAAATTCGGCAGGTCGCGGATGTCCGGCTCAAGATCGGTGTGGCAATAGACGAGGTAACCCTCGGCGACGGGGTCGGTCGCGAACATGGCGCTGGCCTTCAGCATCTTGTTCACTGGTTTGCCGTGATTCGCCTGAAGGCTCTTTACGATCTTACGGACCATGCCGAGCGTCAACGCTCCGGCGACGGTGGCGACGGACGTGCCAGCCCCACCATAATAGGCGTTCGTGCAACCGCGCAGCGCGCCCCAGATGATCATTTCGTTGACGAACGTTACGCGCTCGCCGATCTGTTCGATCATCGCCTTCGGGATATCGTCCTCGTACAGGTCATAGGTCTTGTCGGTGAACCCGTAGAGGCAACCGAACTGCTGGACGACCACGGTGATGTCGATGGGCACCAAGCTGTCCGGCGGCGGCGTCACACCTTCCTGGATTTGGTTCGCCTGGGCGATTGCGTTGCCGCGGTCGCCGGTGCCGTTCTGGAAGAAACTGTTCTGCGAGTTGGGGGTGGCGGCGGTCGCGCCATACGGGATCCAGCGCCTGGCGACATAGGTATCGCTCATGTTGCGGGGCATCGGGATCTGACGACCCGTTTTGCCGAGCACCTCCATTGGAACGGAGTGGGAGAGAATCTGGCCCTTGAACTTGTTGATTCTGCCTGGCGTGAGGCCGAAGTTTTGCATTGCCATAGGTATATCGTCCTGTTGCGCTGGTTGGTTTCAAGAGTCATTGCTGCAAGAAACCGCCGTCACAGGGCGCCGGTCGTAGGCCAAACCGCAAAACGCGCGGTCTGGTCGAAGCGGTGTCGTTGTATAGCCGAAAAGGCCGGTGTTACCGACTACTAAATCCGGCCAGAAATTCGTCGTCGTCACTCTTGCCGGCAGGGGTCCCGGCATTGTCGCCGCGTGGCTGCACCGCGCCCCGAATCCGATCGGCGCGCGCCACATCGCGTGGCGACGGTGCGGGTTTCGCAGGCCCAGCCTTGGTTTCGAACTGGAATAGCCGAATGGCTCGGCCGATTATCTGAGCCGATTCCGAGCTGTTAATCCGATTCTGGTAGGCCGCGTCTTTGGTGCCCAGCCATTTCCGGAACGGATTGTTCTTGTCAGGCTGCTCCCGCGTCACGTCCACCGCGCCGACGATCTTGCGCCACTCCGGATAGGCGTCTTCAAGAGCCTCGACCTCGCGCTTGGCGGTGTAGGTCGCCATCAACTTTTCGACCCCGGTAAGGTCCGGCTCCGCGGCAGCACCGCCGCTACCGGGCATGCCGGACAGGGCGGCTTCCAGTGCGGCCCGGGTTTGCTGTGCGAGTTCCGGAAAGTCGCGCTCCATCGCCGCGAACGCGTCCTTCGGAATCTCGACTTTACGCCCGGTCGCTGTCTGAGTGTGAAGGCTGGTGACCAGTTGTTGGAGCTTGCCGAGCGTCCCAAATGCCTTGGATAGCTGGCCCTCGTGCGAGTTCGTCTTTGTGGCGGCGACCCGCATTTCATCCCAGTCTGCCTTAGTGATCTGGACGTATTCCGGCGGCGGAATGACCGCCGCCCGTGGGGTTGCCGCGGGTCGGGGTGCGTCCGGTTTTGCCGGTGGCGTCGCTGCTGCCGCTGCTGCTGCTGCTGCTGCTGGTGGTTTTTCGACCTTTGCCGCCGGGAAGCCCGATGCGAAGTCTGCATCGGCTTCCGCGTCAGCGAGTGCCGTTTCGCTCTCGTCAGCCATTTTTGTGGTTACTCCGTTCGACGGGCCTTAAAGTCCGTCGTCGCCTGCGCCGGTCACCGTCGGCCGGTCTGCCCCGAGGGCGATGAGACTCTTGAGGCATTTGATGCGACCGCGTAATGCTGCGGTCTGCTGTTCCGTGATCGTCTCGTCGTCATTCTTGCGCCGTGCCGCGGCCACCATTTCGACCAGGTGGGCTTCCAGCCGTACCCAGAGCGAAGACGACCTGTCGTGGGACGTGAGTTCGAAGTCGTCCATCAAGTCTGCGCCGTCGATTGATCGAACGCGTGACCGTTAGCGGCGCGGCCTGGCGCCTGGATCGGCGGCTTGGCCGGCTGCGGCGTGCGGTGCTTCCGCATGGTGTTCTGGTTGTTCGCCGCGTTCAACCTTTCCTCGGTCTGCAACTCCATCGTCGTCCTGGCGAGCAGAGTCTTGGCCGCGTTGAGCGATATCTTCTCGCGGTTGGCATAGGCCAGCAGCGCATTCTGCCGCTCAATGTCCAACGCGTGCGCCTTGATCGTCAGCTCGCCATGCACACGGGTCTGCTCGGTCTGAGCGGTGCCAACATCCAGCGCGTGTCCCGCCGCGGCCATCTGCCCCCTGTTCTGCTCGGTTCGCTGGTCGGCAGTCTGTTTCATCGCGCCCAGCTTCAGCGCCGTATCCTGCGCGATCTTTGCGACCGTGACGGACGGGTCTTCCGGCGGCGGGGCGGCGTCGATCCTGTTTTGCTCTTCCTCGGTGTACTGCACCTGCTCCGGGTCCAGCCGTTTGGATTTCAGGAACAGCTTCGCCCATTTCTTGGGGTCAATCCCATAGATTGGGTTGGCAGCCATAGCGCCCATTTGCGCGATACTCTGATCCTGGATCGCGCGCTCGACCAGCGCGATCGAGCCGTGTGCGTCAATCTGGTACTCGCCTTTTTCTTCATTCGGCACCTCCGGGTCGAGCAACAGCCACTCGTAGTACTGCCGCACGACGGGCTCGGTGATGTAGTCGTCGAACGCGTAGCCGATCGAGCGCAGGAGCTGGTTCGCGTTGTTGTCTTGAAGCTGCGTGCCGCCGAACGTGTCGGGGGTCGTGGCGCCGCTCTGCCCCTGTGTGATGAGCGGGATCGAGGTCGTTTCCTCGGCGAACTGCTGGCCGAGGTTGATGATCTTAATCAGTTGGTCGGTGACGTTGGGTATCTCGATCGCCAGGAATGCCTGGCGCACGTCGATCGGCGCGTCGTCGGTAGCCAGCCATATCTTGTCCGGGGTGATCGACCAGACGCCGTCGGCGGGCCGGATGGCGGCCTGGTTGATGACCAGTTGGCTGCCGGCCGATTTGCCCGCGTTATTCAGGAGCGCCCGCAGCGACGCGTTGGTCACCCGCTGCGGCGTCTTCATCTGCTCGGCGACACCAACACCGGCCCAATGGCCGGCACGCCGCTGCCATGGCATCGAGTGGTACGGGAAGCTGCCGCTATCGAGCGGATTGATCACCGCTCGCACGACTGAGTCGTTGATCAAGGTCACGATGGCATGCGCTTCGTCGCAACCGTCGTCCGCCTGCGACGGGGTTTTGGCGCCGCTGGCCTGGTCGATCGCCTGCATCTCGTCGCGGGTCAGCGCGCCGTAGAAATACCAAACGGTGTACCTGCCCTTGTTCTTGGATGCGTCGCTGGCCCGGACATCGCCTTCCGCGTTGGACTTTTCGGGGCCTTCCTCCAGCACCTGGTCGATCTGCGCCGCGATATAGCCCGGCAGTTGCTTTAGGCCGCGAACCTGCCGCGCCGACATGAAATCCCGCTCGAAAATGTAGTCGCCGTCGTGGATGTTCTCGCCGCAGGCCGCGTCCGGGAAAATGTTCCACGGGTCCTTCCACTCGGCCGCCGGGATGATTTGCTCCTTGATCGTGAGATCGACGCCGCCATCCTCGCTTTCGGTGATCGCCATCACCCGCTTTGACCGCGGCGTTGGCGCTTTGATCACGCCGACGCCGATCCGCGCGCCGTCGCCGATGACTTTCCGGAGCTCGGCACGGTACTGGGTCTGCGTCATCCAGTCGTAGATGCGCGTCTCTGCGGCCTTGGCGCGCTTACGGGCCATCTCGATCTTCTCGATCGCGAGATCCTTGACCGTCAGCGGCACGCGTGGCGGCCCTGCGGGGGGCGCTGGTGCCGCTGTGGCGTCCGAGGTCGGCGGTGGCGCGCCGGGCGGCCCTGGCGCCACTGGTGCTGCGGCTGGGGGCGCCGGTGCGGGTGCTAGGGCCGGGGGTGCCTCGCCCTTGGCAAGCGGGCGCGTCAGCGGCACGCCCATGTCACTGTGAACGACCTGACTCTCGTCCTCGCTCGCCTTGATCAGTTCCGGGACCGGCATCTCCGAGAACGAGAACGCCTTGTCGTCCGCCGGTAGCAGGATTTCCTCCAGCTTCGCGACACCCGCATCGACATACCGCGAGGTCAGCCGCAGGAAGACAGTGGACCTGTGATCCGCGGTCTTGGACCGCTTGCCCGTCGTTACCGGGCCGTCGATCGACATCGGCTTGGACCAGCGTGCGTCGCTGGACTCGTGACGGTTGGCGTCATCGATGCCGAGATACGCCTCCTCGCAGTCCTTCCAGGTCGTCTCGATGCCGCTCGATTCGCGGGCGCCCTTCGCTTCTTCCCGCTTGTGCGCGATCTGCACACCGATGGCGGCGAGGACTGACGGCGGCGCGTCCATGTGCGGCGCGATTGCCTGGCGCACGTCGTCGGGAAAGTCGGAGAGGTCGCCGCTCATCGGATGTTGCTATGTCCAGTCATTGTTTATATGTTCGCTTTGCGCGGAAAGCGGCCGCACAACAGGAGCAACGTCATGGCAAAAATACTCGGGATCATCATCGTCGCCGGCGTGGTGTGGGTGCTTTGGCTGTCGGCCCGGTGGGAGGAACAGATCAAAGAGGAACGGCGGCTGCGATAGGTCGCGACATGAAGATCGAAATCGCGGTGATGGTGGTCATCGAGACGGACGATCCGCGACTGACACCGGAGGCTGTGGTCGAGGCGATGACAACGGCCAGCGGCGTTGCGGGCATCCGCCGGGTGGTACTGGGGCATCTCCCGGACGACGTCACCCGAGTGCTTGCCGTGATGGACCAGGAACAGGCGGAGTTGCTGATGATGATGAGCGAGGGAGTCGGGCGCACCGTCGCCCAGGCACTCGGCTTACGCCACCAGGTCATCCACCCGCCGGCCGACTACATCCCGCCGACCAGGGACTGAGGCGAAAGAAACTCGACAGGAACTCGAAGGAACTCGACAATGCAACTCGACACGATCCCCGCCGAACGCCTCGCGCTGCTGGATACTGTGACGCTGTTCCACGGCCAGCATCGCGGCGGTTCGGGTGATTTCAACTGCAAACATTGCGCCCGTGAATTGCTGTTCGAGGTCGTCACCGGACAACATGCCGACCGGACACCTCCGGGATGTACATTCTTGATCGATATTCTGGCCCGGGTGAACGACGGTCCGTGGCGTTCCGATGACCACCGCACCACGGTGATGCGTCCTTATCTGCGGCCGATGTTGGCGCTCGATCCCGCATTAGATCGGCGCCGCGTTTTCGCGCTGATCGACCATGTTTATCGGACGCTTATGCCTGATGTCTGCGATGCGCTGAAACTTGACGAGCACGGTTCGACACTGCGCGACTTGGCACCGATTGTGGACAGCCAAACCGCCCTCGCCGCCCGCGCCGCCCGCGGCGCCCTCGACGTCCTCGCCATCCTCGCCGCCCTCGCCGCTCGCGCCGCCCTCGACGCCCTCGACACCCACGCCGCCTTCGACGCCCTCGACACCCACGCCGCCCTCGCCGGCCGCGCCGCCCGCGCCTTGCTCGCCGGCCGCGCCTTGCTCGTCGCCCTCGACACCCACGCCGCCCTCGACGCCCTCGACACCCTCGCCGCCCTCGACGCCCTCGACACCCACGTCGCCCTCGCCGACCGCGCCGGCCGCGCCGCCCGCGCCTTGCTCGCCGGCCGCGCCTTGCTCGTCGCCCTCGACACCCACGCCGCCCTCGACGCCCTCGACACCCACGCCGCCCTCGACGCCCTCGACACCCTCGACACCCTCGCCGACCGCGCCGCCCGCGCCGCCCGATCGGCGTCATGGGAACGCGGTGTCCGCGAAATCCTCGATCTGGTGTGTGCGATTACCTGAAGGGCGGAAATCCATGACAGAGCGTCAACGGCTACACTCCGTAATCTGGCGATTTGTGATCGAGCATCCGTTTTACGTTGCGTGCTGGATAGTCAGCGCCATCTGCATCCCAGGCACGATCTACTTACTGGCGCTGCCGACCCCTGACCCGCCGACGATCGCCTGCTACCCAGGGATGACGTTGCTTCCGCACCAAAGCTGCACCGTCACGATCGAGTTGCATTTCCCAAAGCCCCACGCCACACGGGACGACCTTTGACACCGCAACGAGTTACAACCGGCGAGAATCAAGTGACGCACACATTCGGCCGTCCTAAGTAAAGCGCCGTGCAGATTTGCACGGCCAGCGTCAAGCGGCTCCGCTAACCCAGCAGCCCCATCCCCTCATCGACATTCGCGAACACCGGCACCTGCGGTAGCGGCATATCGCCGTCGTTCCGGATGCGATCCACGATCTCCGCCAGGCCCCCGAACGCATCGGCGCCGTGCGAGGAGACATCGTGCAGCGGGCCGGTCGGCTCCAGCGTCGTCTTCGGCACATTCCGCTTGTACCGCTTCAGCCGGTCCATCAGGTTTGCCGCGCCCAGCAGCCGATCCGGCCGCTCCGGCGGCGTCGCGAACTTGGAATTGTCCATGTAGATGCGCGGCCACATCATGCGGCCGGCCTTGACGCGCGCCTCCGGATTGGACTTCGGGATCATCATCACGCGGCAACCAAGCCCTCGCAGCAGCTTCCGCGCGCTCGTGCCGCTTTTCGGATCGTGGCTGTCGCCGTCGTGCGGCAACCAGTCAGTCCCCCACTTGTAATTCAGCCGGTCCATCGCCGCGATCATGTTCGCGTACGTGATGTGCGACTCTTCGAGGTAGTTGATCACGTTCAGCGCCGACGGGTGCGGCTTCTGGACCATGATGCACACCATCAGGTCGTTCCAACCCAGGTCCCATATGCGATGCACCGGCAGGCGCGGGTCGTAGGGTATCGGCCGATAGCGGCCCTCGGTGATCATCTCGACGACTTCGCCGGCATAGATCGCGCCAGCGATCACGATGTTCGGCTTGCCGTCCCAGATATTTGCGTATGCGTCCTTCGAGTGGACCAGGTCGTATTGCCGCAGGCGTTCCTGCTCCGGTGTCCACCATCCGCACGCGACGGCGTCGCGCCAGTTCATTTCGACAACGACCGCGCCAGGCGGCGTGGCGACCACGAAGCGTTCCCACGCCTCGTCGGTGTCCATGCCGGGGTTGAACGACACCCAGACCTCTGAATTGGCGGTCCGGAAGATGGTCGGCAGCAAAATCTGCCACGACCGCTTGCGAACTGAATGGGCCTCCTCGATCCAGCAGATGTCGAAGCCTTCGTACGATTTTATCGAGTCAACGGTCTGGTCCGACAGGCCGGTGAACCGAAACAGCGTGTCCTGGACGGTGCCGCGGATGGCGTTCTCGGTCACCTCGTAGCGGTTGTCGTAGCCGAGCGCGGTGATCTGGTCCTTCAGCAGCTGGTGGACGCTTTGCGCCAGGGACTTCTGGACTTCGCGGGCGCACAGGATGCGGAGCGGTCGGTGGACGCCTCGCGTCAGCAGCGCGCGGGCGAAACTCCAGGACTTGAGCGAGTTGCGTCCACCCCAGGCCACCTTGTAGGCGTGCATCTCCATCAGAAATGCGAGCTTGCGCGGTAGCTGGAGCCGAACGACCTGTTCGGGTTGAGCGGTGGCCGGGCGGCGTTTGAGCGACGCCCTCACGCCCACTCTTCTATGCGGCGGGCGAGCAATCGATTGCGGGCGAAGTCCGGAATCAAGATGGTCGGGATGTTCGACCCCGGATAGGCCCGGCCAACGGCGTCGCTCGCGCCGTCGGCATTCCACATAACCATCGCGAACCCGACGGGCGGACTGTCGCTAGAGCACATCGTATCGAGCAAATCGCGCACTTCGAGCATGATCGAGCGCCGCGTGCGTTCCGGACCATCCGACAGCCGCACGACGCGGAAGCCGCTGGCCTTCAGCGTGACCGCGCCAACCCGGCAGTGTGGGTGGGGTGCGTTCATCCGTTCGGCGGGATCGGTTCGGCCTGGAGGCGCGGCGCCCCGCCGTCGATCGGCTCGGGCACCGGTATGACCGGGTTTACAACTTGGTCAGCCACCGGCGGGTTCGGCGGCGGCGCGTTCGGCGGCGGCGCGTTCGGCGGCGGCGCGTTCGGCGGCGGCGCGTTCGGCGGCGGCGCGTTCGGCGGCGGCGCGTTCGGCGGCGGCGCGTTCGGCGGCGGCGCGTTCGGCGACTCCTTCTGTGCATTCAGCGCGGCGCGGGCCGCCGTGGCTTTGTCCGTCGCGTCCTGCGCCAAGGCTTCTTGCGCGACAACCTCGGCC